TGGTCCTACAGGACCAACAGGTGCTACTGGTTCTGCTTCTACAGTTACAGGACCAACTGGTCCTACAGGACCAACAGGGTCTGCAAGCACAGTTACTGGACCAACTGGTCCTACAGGACCAACAGGGTCTGCAAGCACAGTTACTGGTCCAACTGGTCCTACAGGACCAACAGGAGCAGCAAGTACAGTTACTGGTCCTACAGGACCAACAGGTATTCAAGGTAGCACTGGTCCTACTGGTGCCCAGGGTCCTGCTGGAAATACTAATGCACATGATTCTGCTCATAAAGCAACTACAGCAATTCTTTCAGATAACCCTACTTATGTATCAGGAACTATTGGTGCTGATGGCGGTACTGGTGTTGGTGCTACACTAACTGCTGCAGCAAATGGGCGTTTAAACGTTGATGGCGGAAGTCTCAATACTGGTGAAAGATTGTTGGTTAAAAATCAAACAAACCAACTACATAATGGTATTTATTTAGTAACAAATCAAGGTTCTGCATCTGTTCCATATGTTTTAACTCGTGCAACAGATTATAATAACAGTGTTTCTGAACAAGTTCAAGACGGTGACTTTCTTTTGGTTCAAACTGGTTCTGTTAATGCTAACACATCCTGGATGATGAACTCGGTTGGCACTGGAACTAATACGTCTATTATTATTGGAACTGACATTATTACTTTTACTCAAGTTGGTGGTATTGGTCCTACAGGACCAACAGGACCAACTGGTCCTACAGGACCAACAGGGTCTGCAAGCACAGTTACTGGTCCTACAGGACCAACAGGTGCTACTGGTTCTGCTTCTACAGTTACAGGACCAACTGGTCCTACAGGACCAACAGGGTCTGCAAGCACAGTTACTGGTCCTACAGGACCAACAGGTGCTACAGGTAGTGCTTCTACAGTTACTGGTCCTACAGGACCAACTGGTCCTACAGGACCAACAGGGTCTGCAAGCACAGTTACTGGTCCTACAGGACCAACAGGTGCTACAGGTAGTGCTTCTACAGTTACTGGTCCTACAGGACCAACAGGTAGTACTGGTGTGGGATACAGCGGTATAACTAGCACATCTACGATTACATTTGCCACTGGTTCTGCAGGTTTTGATGTTACTTCTTTTGGTGCTTACACATTGGGTATGAGAGTTAAAGTTATTTCTCAAACTAATGCTGCACAATATGTTGAAGGTGTAATAAACGGATTTTATGAAGAAGGTATGGGTATATTTGTTCAGGTAGATAAGTTTGTTGGTTCTGGTTCTAGCAGTTCTTGGAAGTTTAGCGTTGCTGGTGAAGTAGGTGCTACTGGACCAACTGGTCCTACAGGACCAACAGGGTCAGCAAGTACAGTTACTGGTCCTACAGGACCAACAGGGTCAGCAAGTACAGTTACTGGTCCAACTGGTCCTACAGGACCAACAGGAGCAGCAAGTACAGTTACTGGTCCTACAGGACCTAGTTTTACTGGAGGAACTCTTACTTCTTCTTTGACTCTTCGACAAGGTGCAACAGGTGCTGGAACTAGCCCACTTTATTTTGATAGCACCTCTACCCTTGTTCTTGCTACGCCAATTGCAGGTGCCAATGAGTATGATGGAAAAGCCTTTTATAAAACACCAAACGCAACTACAGGTAGAGCAGTTGATGTTGCTTCTTACTACTATGTTTCTGACGGAAGCGGTTCTGTTGATTTCTCATCTACCACTACTGCTAAATCCATATTTGGAACTGCTACAACTGGATTAACTCTAGTGGCAGGGACAACATATGAAGTAGAGTTGAGTGTTTCTACTTCTATAACTGCTGGTGCTGGAACCACACCTGCATTTAGTCACTCGTTCTTATTGACTACTGTATCTGGTTCACCTACAACAACTATTTATCAAGAAATTTCAACGTCAAGCAATACAACAAGCCTTGCAACTGCATCAGCAGTGTCTAGACTTAGAAACATTAACAATGCTGCTGTTTCAGTACTTGCTACTACTACAACTGGTTCTAGATATTCAATTTATAGCGTCAGAGGAATTATTCGTGTGACTGGTACTGGTACAGTAAAAATTTCTCCAGCAATTAGTGCAAGTACTACCAGTGCCGATTATCTGTTTAATGCCAATGCTGGTTCTTACATAAAAATAACTCCACTTGGTAATGGAACTGTTACCAATGTTGGAAGTGCTTGGGCATAAGAAAGGATAAACCATGAATGAAATAACTGAATTATTAACTTACTGGGAAAATGATGGATTAGCAAATCCAGCAGCATTAAAAGCAGCACATGATGCTATTGTGCTTTTAGTTGCAAAAGTAGAAGAATTAGAAACTCAAATTAAAAATTTATCTAATATATAAAATTAGTGTTTGACTTTTTATAAAACTGTGATATACTTTATACATCACAGTTATGGAAAGGCGGAAACGCTATGTCGGAATTTTTTTCTTTTACCCTACCAACAGATTTTGTAGAAAAATACAAATCATTGGAATCACCCTTTGGATTCGTGGATGCAGGTGGCAACGCACTAGGTGAAATTACTTTTGTTCGAACTTACTCACGAGTCAAAGAAGATGGAACTAAAGAACGCTGGTACGAAGTTGTACGCAGAGTTATTGAAGGTATGTACTCTGTCCAGAAAAACCATGCAAAAGAGAATCGTCTTCCATGGAATGACTATAAGGCACAGAAGTCAGCACAAGAAGCATTTGACCGTATGTTTACTCTAAAATGGACACCTCCAGGTCGTGGAATGTGGACTTTTGGAACACCTCTCACAATGGAAAAACGTAACTCTGCTGCTTTACAAAACTGTGCTATGGTATCAACAAAGGACCTAGATAAAAATGACCCAGGTGCTTTGTTTGCTTGGGTTATGGATGCTCTTATGCTTGGTATTGGAGTTGGCTTTGATACCCTTGGTAAAGACAAAAACTTCCCAATCTATGCACCAACAGAACCAGAGGTAGTCTATATTATCCCAGATACTCGTGAAGGCTGGGTAGAGGCAACACGTTTGCTAATTAACTCATATCTTCGTGCAGGTCAAAACATTCAAAAATTTGACTATTCAGAAATTCGTCTAGAAGGTGCTGCAATTAAAGGTTTTGGTGGCGTAGCCTCTGGTCCTGCACCGCTAATCAAACTACATGAACGCATTAGTCATGTACTAAATGGTCGTGTTGGTGATAACCTAGATGCTCGTGCCATTGTTGATTTAATTAACCTTATTGGTACTTGTGTTGTTTCAGGTAATGTCAGACGTTCTGCTACACTTGCACTTGGGGTAGACGGAGATGAAGACTTCCTAAATTTAAAGAATCCAGAAGCATTCCCAGAGCGTAACTCGTATGACCCAAACAACCCAGGATGGGCTTGGATGTCAAACAACTCTATTGAGGCAAAAGTTGGAATGGATTATGAAAAATATGTAGACCGTATTGTTGACAATGGTGAGCCAGGATTTATCTGGCTTGATGTTGCTCGTAACTTTGGTCGTTTAGCAGACCCAGCAGATGGTAAGGACTATCGTGTAATGGGCTTTAATCCGTGTGCAGAACAGCCATTAGAGTCATACGAACTATGTACCCTTGTAGAAGTACACCTAAACCGTCACGAGTCTAAGGAAGACTTCCTGCGTACTCTTAAATTTGCTTACTTGTATGGAAAGACTGTTACCCTTCTTCCTACTCACTGGCAACAGACTAACGGTATCATGCAACGAAATCGTAGAATTGGAACATCTCTAACAGGCATTGCATCGTTCGCTGACGAGCACGGTCTACCTGCTACTCGTGAGTGGATGGACGAAGGATACAACAAGATTCGTTACTACGATAATAAGTATTCAGAGTGGATGTGTGTTCGTGAATCAATTCGTGTAACCACCGTTAAGCCATCTGGTTCTGTATCAATTCTTTCAGGTGCTACCCCTGGTGTTCACTGGGGTCCAGGCGGAAAGTTTTATCTAAGAGCAATTCGTTTTGGTAACACAGACCCAATGCTACACCTGTTTAAAGCGGCAGGGTATAAGATTGAACTAGACCTGGTTTCAGCAAATACTTCAGTAGTATACTTTCCAATTGCTTCGGGACAGAAGCGAGCAGAAAAAGATGTAACTCTATTTGAAAAGACAGCCCTTGCCGCTACCGCTCAGAAGTACTGGTCAGATAACGGTGTTTCAGTAACACTATCATTTGATACAACAAATGAAAAGCAGCACATTTCATCTGTTTTAAACATGTACGAAGGACAACTAAAGGCAGTATCCTTCTTGCCAATGGGAAACACAGTTTATCCACAGCAACCATATTCTGAAATTACAGAAGATGAGTATGACTACTACATTGGTAGGTTAGCAAAGATTGATTTCTCTGCTATTTATGATGGAGTAGAAAACTTAGAGGCACTTGGAGAAAGTTACTGCAGTACAGATTATTGTGAGATTAAAATTAAATAGTTATCACTAAAAAAATACCCTGCCATTAACTTAGCAGGGTATTTTCTTATGTGATAGAATAGTAAGTATGGCTATTAGTTCAAATAAATATATTCAAAAAATATCTTCTCAACATCCAACTGCCTTATGGTCGTTAGATGATGAAGCATATTATGTTAAATTAATGTCGGATAGCGGAAGAGACTTAATAAATTGGACAAATGTTAACGCCGATAGTGTTACTAATATAGTTCCAGAAAACATAATTTTACCACGCAAAGATAGACCTTGCACAGAAATTGTTGGGTTAGAAATTGGTGGGGAAAATATTTATGGAAGCGTGTATCTTATAAGTGATGAAACTTTTACCTCGCAATCAGGCTCTTTTGATATTTCTTTTAATGTATATTCATATGGAAGCGATATACGTTATGCAAGGGTTGGTTATCAAATAGGAACAACTAAATCAATTACAGGAGTTGGAAAGAGGACCACTCAAAACAGTCAAGTAAAATATTTTACAAGCAGTCCCCATGGTTTTACTAATGGACAATTTGTTACTGTTTCTGGTACTGTTCCAACAGGGGCAAATCCAGGTGCCTATGACCAGGATGGAATTGTAGAAGTAATTAGTTCAACAACTTTTTGTATAACTAGTGGACTTAACTTTAATGCTTCGATTGCAGCAAATGAGTCTGCAGGAGAAACGTTTGTTGGTCAGATGGCAGTTGCGTCAGATGTTCGGTTGGCTGGAGAACAAAATAAATGGCTTTTTTTATCGGGACAATTTACTAGAGCAGTTTCAGGTGCAAAACTAAGATTAAAAATCTTTTATGACGGTGATTATGAAAAAACATTTTTAGTTAATGGAATAGATGTAGGAGAAAACTCATTAAAATTTGTTGGTAAATCTTCTGGACAAACCCCAGTAGAACTACCATCCGACATTGCAACAGATGAAACTTATGGAATTCCTGCAGAAAACTTTTTATCAAATTCCAACAAGGGTTATTATATTGTAAAAGACAACATACTTTGTACAGAAAATTCTTCAATTCCAATGGTTTATGGTTCTTCAAACACAACAGTCTTGTTCACAAACAACAATGCCCCATCATTAATTTTTCCTGGATTTGGATTTCTTAATGATTCTGGAATAAATAAAACATACAATTTTGAAACTTTTATTAGAATAAACGGAAATACAACAAGTCCAAAAAGAATTTTAGGACCTCTACAATCAGATGATGGGGTTTATGTGGATGGTTCTTTTATTGGTTTAAAAATAAATAATTTATATAAAACTGTTTATGTTGGAGAATGGTTTAAACCAATGCTATTAAATATTCAATACACAAAAAATAACATAGAACTTTTTATAAATGCAGAAAAACTTATAAACATAAATACTGCAAATGAAAGTATTTCTTTTCCAGAAAAAATTGCTACTACTGGGACATATATTGACAAAGACCAGGATTGGATTGGTTTTTATTATTATGATGAATTTAATTCAATAGAGGTTGATACAGTTGCAATATATTGCTATGTTGTAAATGAATCAATATTAAAACAAAGACTTTTATATGCACAAGCAGTAAAAACATCTATTTTAGAAAATCAGGCTATTCAGAATAATGGAGAATTTTTTCATTTTCAGTATCCGTCATCTAACTATAGCAAGAATTACAATTATCCAACCTTTTCTAAATGGGAAAATGCTAGAATATTAGAAAATATAACAATAAAAGATAATGCATTGTGTACTTTAGAATATGAATTGCCATCAATAAATTTAGGAACAAAAACACAAAATGAATGGCTGTCTGACCAGTATGAAATACAAAGTGAGGCAACAAATTTTATGAGTTTAAAACCAGATTCATCCTATGACGATATTTATGGATACATATATTTTGATAATACAAATATTTTATCAGAGCCTATTTCATCAATATATGCTGTTATAAAAAAACCAGCATCATCGGGCACCGAACAAAGACTTTTAACTATATACAATAATTATTCAAAAAATTATTTTAAAATTTGCTTAATTGGCTCAACTCTTTCATATGTTTTAAATTACAATGGAGTAGACACACAAATCTACTCAACGTCAAGTTCAATAATAAATAATAAAATTGCAATAGGAATTAATTTAGATATTATTAAAAATTCAACAAATTATGAATTATTATCATTTTTTAATGATAACAATTTGGTAATTTATGTTGGAGGAATGTTAGGAACAGAATATACCTTTGACGGAAAAATCTATAAATTTGGAATATGTAATTCTAGAAATTCTTCAAATATTATTGCAAATTTTAATGAAAATGGAATAATGATACCAGCATCATCCTTAGAAGATAATGTAGCAACATATACATTGTTTGTTGAAGAATTGTTTGATAATTTATTTTTAGATATTAAAACAAAATCATATTGGGAATCTTCAGTTTCTTTATTAAATTTATCTTATTTAAACTCGGATACACCAGATTTGAAATTTTTTCAACTAAACATAGATTATCCAGAAAATGTAAACATTGTTGATGGAGAATATGATACAACAAATGAATTAATTAAATCATATATAAGTTTTCAAGAAAACTCATCAGGTTTATCCGAATCAATTTTTTCTTCAACAGTACCACTTACAAAAAATAAAATAATTGATGCAAAATTAAATTGGGCAAATAAAAAATATGAATTTATTGACCATACATTAGTTTACTCACCATCAGACATAGATATAACTGATTACAGTGTTGTAATGCATTTAGAATTTGTTTCTAATGTTTATACAAAACCAATTAAATTAAAATATTTAGAGTTGGCATCAAAAACAACTGAAAGCAATAATGTTTCTACAATTACAACAACATCTGGAGCACCAGTTGAGCATTACTCTCTTGATGAAAATCAATTATTTGATTATCAAAATGATTCTGGTATTTTAATAACAAAAGAATCAACTTCATATTTAAATTTAAACAATAAAAGCGGCATTAGAATGGTTGGTTTAGAATAATGGCAACAGCAAAAGCAAAAATTTCAATGTCAAATGCACAAAGTGGGTATCCTATAAAATATATTATTTTCAGGTTTCAGTCATCAGCAATAACAAATGCTGAAAGTATTGAAATGGTTACAATGAGAATAAATTCTGATGATTATAGAATTATGATATTAAAAGGAACCAACACTGCAACAAATACAAACAATAATAAATTAAAGATTCAAAAAAAAGTTGATAATACTTACATAACGGTTACAGATGCTAGTGTTTATACTTTAAATTCGCAAACACCAACAGGCTTTTTTGAATATAAAGCAGGTGCTGGTCAATGGGCAACTGTAGGAATAAAATTTCCAGAAAAACCAGCCGCAGCGGATTCATATTTTCAAATTAATTCTAATCCAAACTGTAGTTTTACTTTGGCTGGATTTGCATACTACGCTTCTGAAAATAATGAACAAAAACAATATTACACATTCAATACTTGGGGTAATGTAGATGACTTGCAATGGTATGCATATAGCAACACATCTCCTCAAACTTGGCAAAATGTTCATTATTCAGTAATAGACAGCAGGGCAATTGATAGCATTCAAACTCTATTTAATACATTTACTGGAAATGATGCAATTAATCCAACACCCCCAAGTAATATTACAACTGATACAACTGATACAAATTTACTAAATCTTGCTATAAGTCCTGAATTTAAAATATATATAGATGTCAAAAAAACAATAATTACACAAACCCCTGTATAATATGGTATACTAGTGGTTATGGATATTGATACTACAAAAGATATTGGTCAAGTTATGCCCAATCAAATCGGAAAAACAAAGGTTTCTGTTGTAAAGGAACCATTCTCAGACTATGGAATATATGTTTGGCAACTTCGTTCTGGCAAAGTCTTTACAGACGGTGAAGGAAATGCCCTGTCTATTGACTCAATGAGAGGCGATGAATCAAGAATTGCTTTACTTCGTAACGAAGCATCATGGCTAGGTCAACCAGACGGTCAGGCTATATTTTTTGCCAATGTTCGCAAAGTATCTGATGAAGAGCATAGTGAACAAGTTGATAGAATGGCTCAAGGATACATTCCTTCGGAAACAGATTTGGGTGCTCTTGTAGATGCAAAGAAAACCTTTGAACTGTACGGAAGTGATGACTAATGAGTTATTATGAATATGCAAATACACCTGCTCGTCTAGATGAAGCACAAGTAATTAAGAATGAATTTGCTGACTATGACCCTTTTATCAAGTCATGGGATGATATAAAATCTTTCAACGGTATGCAAACCAATTTTAAACGTAGAAGTTCTAGAATGGCTAAGGCTCTAGGTGATGACGCATATCTTGAGTCTGCTGGTGCAATTCAGACTGGTATTAATGGAGCAAGTTCAAATGCTATTAATCCTGGTGTGGTATTTCGTAATGCATATGCATTGTTTGATGTCATTACTCCACCATACAATCTTTATGAACTAGCAAGTTATTACGACACTTCATTTGCAAACCATGCGGCTATTGATGCCAAAGTTGAGAATACTGTTGGTCTAGGGTTTGACTTTATAATTTCTGATAAAACTGGTCTTAAATTAGAGGCAGCAACAACAGACCAAATGGCTCGTGCTCGCAAACGTATCGAAAGACTTAAAGTACAACTTCGTGACTGGCTAGAAAGCATGAACCAAGATGAATCATTTTCATCTATTCTCGAAAAGGTATTTACAGATGTTCACACAATGGGTAACGGATACATCGAGGTTGGAAGAACAGTAACTGGAGAGATTGGATATATTGGACATATTCCAGCGGCTACCATGCGTGTTCGTAGACTTCGTGATGGTTATGTTCAAATTATCGCAAATAAAGTTGTTTATTTTCGTAACTTTGGTGCAAAAAACGTAAACTATATTACCGAAGACCAAAGACCAAATGAAATTATTCATATTAAAGAATACTCTCCACTAAATACTTTTTATGGTGTTCCAGACGTAATTGCTGCTATGCCAGCATTAATTGGAGACATGCTTGCTACACAATACAATATTGATTACTTTAATAACAAGGCTGTTCCTCGTTACATTGTAACACTAAAAGGTGCACAACTTACACAAGAAGCAGAAGACAAACTATTCCGTTTCTTGCAAACAGGTCTTAAAGGACAGTCTCATAGAACTCTTTATATTCCACTTCCAGGAGATTCAGAAACCAATAAGGTTGAGTTTAAAATGGAACCTATTGAGGCTGGAGTTCAAGAAGGTTCGTTTACTAAATATCGTGAACAGAACCGTGACGACATCCTAGTGGCTCACCAAGTACCATTGTCAAAATTGGGTGGTAGCAGTTCTTCAACAATTGCTGACTCATTAGCACAAGACCGCACATTTAAAGAACAGGTTGCTAGACCTGCACAACGCAATCTTGAAAAAATTCTCAATAAAATTATTCGTGAAAAGACAGATATTTTAGAATTTAAGTTTAACGAACTTACTCTTACAGATGAATTGGCTCAGTCACAGATTCTTACTAACTATGTTAAGAACCAAATTATGGTTCCTAACGAGGCTCGTGAACTTCTAAATTTGCCAGAACGTGGAGAAAGTGATTCAATGATTCAGCCAACTGCTAGACAAGCAGCAGATTCAAATGCCAACAATGCTCAAAATAGAACTCGTGATGGAGACCGTCAACAGGCTCAAGCAGATAATACTGCAACAACTGCTGGAAGAAATCCAAAGGGTGAAGGGAGACGCTCCTCTTAAAAAAGTGGTATAATAACATTTATATAACATTTTTATAAAAAGGGGCTATAATTAATACTATGAGTATTCAGAAGGCACATTTTGACATTGACGGAAATAATGTCCGTATTTCTATGCCTCTCACAAAAATAGATGCAGAACGCAGAATTGTATCTGGATTTGCTACGCTTGATAACATTGACAAGCAAAATGATATCGTTACCCCAGAAGCATCCGTATCAGCCTTTTCTAAATTCCGTGGCAACATCCGTGAAATGCATCAGCCAAAAGCGGTAGGAAAAATGGTGGCATTTAAGGAAGACAAATACTTTGACCCAGAAGAAAAGAAATTCTATCAGGGTGTATATGTATCTGCTTATGTTTCAAAAGGTGCACAAGATACTTGGGAAAAAGTCTTGGATGGCACACTTACTGGATTTTCTATTGGTGGTAAGATGAAAAAGTGGGATGATGGCTATGACGAAAAAAGCGATTCCGCTATTAGAATTATTAAAGACTATGACTTGGTTGAGTTATCCCTTGTTGATAGTCCAGCAAATCAGTTTGCAAATATCTTATCTGTTGAAAAAGTAGACGGTGTTGATACTATTACAGGCGAGGGTACCGATGCAGTTTTAGAAAATGTATTCTGGGACAAAGAATCAGGATTGGTAACAATCACAGAAGAAGAGTCTGCAGTAAGTCCAGTAACTGGAACACAAATGCAAAACATAGGTTTTGTCGAGAAATCAGACAATGATAAACTTGACATGGTAAAGTTCTTAGTGGATAGTGCTAAAGGCATTAATACTTCTAAGATTATTAAAAAGGAGAATGATAACATGACCGATGAAAACGTAAACGTTGAATCAGTAGATGTCGTTCCAGAGGCAGAAGTTGTAGTTGACACTCCTGCTACAGAAGAAGTTGTTGAAGAGGTTCTAGTAACCGAAACAACACATGTAGAAGAAGTTGTAGAAGAAGTTGTTCCAGGTTCAGAGGAAGTAATTGCTAAGGCAGTTACAGAACTAAGTTCAACAGTTACAACAGCCTTTAGCGACATTACAGCAATCGTAAAGTCACTAGCAGATGCAAATGCATCACTAGTTTCTGAAGTTGCTGAACTAAAGAAGTCACTAGGTTTTGTGTCAGCAGTAGTTGCCGATGCAGAGTCAGACTTCACAAATCTTGGAAAGCGTATCGATGCTGTAGAAGCAGACACCGCTTTCCGCAAGTCTGGTGACCTCGGTGAGGTCATTCAGGAACCAGTACTGGTGGAAAAATCAGTATGGGGCGGAAGTTTCCTCACAACATCCGATTTACTAAAATAAACTCACTAGGAGGTGAAAAATAAAATGTCAGAAGAAATTATCAAAAATATGCCAGCCGCTACAGGCGCTGGTTATCCAAACGCAGAAGGTACTTTTGGTGCTACTGGTGCAACAACCAATGGTACAGGAGCACTTTCACAGAATGGTTTGTATCTAGGTAACTCTCCAACCGCCAACTTTGGTGATTTGAGTGGTGCCAATGCTGTGAACCCATCTAGAACTGCGAGTCCGAACTACCCAGGTACTGGTATCCTACGCCCTGAACAGGCAAAACGATTTATCGATTATGTTTGGGACGCAACCACACTTGCACAGGACGGTCGCAGAGTTACAATGAGAGCAAACACAATGGAACTTGAGAAGATTAACGTGGGAGACCGTGTTATTCGTGCTGCAAGCCAAGGTGTTTCAACTTATACTAACACAGGTGCTACATTCTCGAAGGTTGAATTAACTACAAAGAAGATTCGTCTAGATTGGGAAGTCTCTTCAGAGTCACTCGAAGATAACATCGAGGGTGCTGCTCTAGAAGACCACTTGGTTCGTTTGATGACTAATGCTTTCGGTAACGATATCGAAGACCTAGCCATCAATGGTGACGGTTCAACAGGTTCGTTCCTAAGCATTATGAACGGATTCGTTAATCAGGAGAAGACTAACCCTAGCCTTCAGCCTACAAACAATCCTGGAAGTGCACACGAAGTTATTAACTCAACACTAGTTGGTACTAACACAGCGTTTACCGATTGGACAACTGAAAGAATGCAGCAACTTATCTTGGCTATGCCTCGTAGATACCGTGCCATCACAAATGGACTAAAGTTCTACGCTGGTACAGACACGTTTGCTAACATTGTTAGGAACAATGCTACAGTTTACTCTACTATTGGTTCGACCGAGAATACTCGTAACGAATTCATTGGTGGTGCAAACCAGACTTTCGGTGGAGCACGTCAGACTCGTGTACTAGGTGTACCTGTTCTTGAAGTTCCTTACTACCCTGCAGGATTCGTTGACCTAACGTTCCCACAGAACCGTATTTGGGGCTTCCAGAGAGATATCACTGTGAACCGTTTCTACGTTCCAAAGAAGGATACAATTGAGTATACTGTCTTCGTTCGTTTCGGAATTGCCTGGGAAGAACTAGATGCAGTTGCTTATGCAGACGCAGCAGCAGAGTAATTCTGTTTAGCGTTACCTTTGAATGGGGGTGGAGATTTATTTCTCCACTCCCTTTCTACTTTTATCTGGTATAATTAAAATAAATCTAAGGAGGATTTTGCATGACCGAAAATAATGAAACAACCTCAAAACAAAGTATTGTTCAAACATTGGGATATAACAGTGATGGAGTTATGGGTTCAACAACAACCGATGCTGACTCGCCAACTCCACCATTAAGCAATGAAAAAATAGAAGTACCACTAAACAAGGTAGCAGTTTTTTCAAATAGAAATCTTTATGCAGATAGTTATGGAAACATTAAAATTGGTTATAATATTGTTGGAAATAAACATGCAGAATTTTGGTTACAGCAAAGCGGCATTCGTTTGGCAACTCCAGAAGAATTAATGGAGGCGTTTGGCTAAATGGAAGTATTGAGAGTCCCACCTTATCCTATTTCAACATCTTGGGATGTGCCTACTGCAAATGCAACATACATTTTTGAGGTAGAGGATTTGGTAGACCACTCCATTGAAAGAACAACTCTAACATCAAGTGCAAGTAAAGTACTCACATATGTAATTCCTAAGTCAAAAGCACAGTTTGACCGTGAGTTTGCTGTAAAAATTTATGAAACAGACCTTTATGGAGAAATTGTTTTAGAAGACAATTTAACTATTTATAGACCTTATGTAGACCCAAATACTTTGGCTACAACAACTGAAGATATTCTTGCATATAAAGAATATGAAATTATTGCTCGTTCTATTATTGATACTTATTTAATGGAAGGTTCTGGAAATGGAGGAGCATTCTATAATCATAAACTTGTTATTCAACGTACAGGAGAAGGTAATGATTATTTTTCTATTTGGCATCCAGTAAATCGTGTATTAAAAGTATATGAAAATAATCTTCTTGTATATAATGCAGAAAATAACCCTATTGGTATTGCTGTTCAAAACGTTAATGTAACTAGCGGTGTTTTAAAACTTACAACTACAATTACACACGGATTTCAAACTGGTCAAAGTGTTACAATTTCTGGAGTTACCCCAACCAAATTTAACGGAACATTTACAATAACCACAACTCCAACAGCAACAACATTTACTTTAGACAATTCATATGTTTCTGCTACAAATGGTGAGGCAATTACTACTCGTGGTGGGGTAGAGTCAGTATGGCAATATCAATATGCCCCATCTTTAGATAACTCAGCAATTCTGCGTATGGAATATGAAGAGTATAATCGACAAGAAAACACATTACCTCGTTTACCAACTGGTATTGGAGATATTGGATTTTATGGATATTATTCAGTTGCATTTCCAAGAGGATATGACTATATGTTTATTGTAGATGCTGGTTTTAAAACTGTTCCACCAGATATAGAAATTGCAATTAAAATGCTTATTGAAGATATTAAATGTGGTAAAAATGATTATTATAATAGATTTGTTACTGAATATAGCACTGACTCATTTGATGTCAAGTTTGCACCACAATTTTTGGAAGGCACTGGAAATATGATTGTTGATAAAATTCTTGGCAACTATAAGGGAACACTCATTAAACCAGGATTACTATGATATGCGAAACTACAGACTTTACTTACCCACTACTTGCTGATGTTTATTATCCAATTATTGAAACTGGAGCATATGGAAATCTTAAAAAACAATGGGTTTTAGATAGAACAATTGCTTGTTATTTTTCTTCTGGTGGATTAAAAAATAAAAAAGATGTTAACTCAGAAGCAAATTTAAATATAGATAATTTAATTTCTGGAAGAATTAGAAATGATTTAACACAATCACAAACAAATTCTTTATACTCAATTACAAACATTATAGTTACAAACATTCGTGATATTGATGCAACATCTATTTATAATGAATCTGCTGGACCTCGTTCTGGAATGTCAACATTATTTGAAATAGCAACACTTAATCCAATTCAAGGTGCTTTTGGAAAAACTGACCACTACAAACTTTTGCTAAGACGTTCTGAAAATCAGGCGGCAGATTTGTGAAAGTAACATTTAATTCTAAAAATTTATTTAGTGATTTAAACAATTTAACAGAATATTCTGTTGGATTTTTAGATGGTATAAAATTAGGAGAAAATAATTTTTTAGATAATCTTGGTCAATCTACAATAGATTTAATGAAAAGTTTTATAGATTCAAATGCTAGAACACAACCACAAACCTTACATCACGTTTACGAATGGTATCAAACTGGTTCTCCAGAAGCAAGATTATTTGATTTAGAATATTTTGTTAAAAGTTCTGGTTTATCTTTTAATTATACTTTTAGTCAATCAAATTCTTTTGCAAACGGTTCAAAAGAACCATTTTATAATAAAGCACAAATAATGGAAAATGGAACCCCTGTTACAATTAGACCTAAAAATGCAAAAGTATTATCATTTGATGATAATGGAACTCAAATATTTACTAAAAATCCAATAATTATTGCTAACCCTGGTGGAAATAATGTATCTGGAAGTTTTGAAAGAATATTAGATGAATTTTTTAACACTTATTTTCAACAGTCATACTTGTATGTTTCTGGGGTACTGGAGTATTTACAAAATCCAATTACATATAAACAAAACTTACCTGCTGGAGTTAAGCAAGGAAAAAGTGTTGGAGTTAAAGTTGGCTATGAATGGATATCGAAAGGTGGTAAAATAGAATAATGACTACTACATCTATTTTAAATACACCTGTGCTATGGGTTAATGCTTACTTACAAGAAAAATTACAAGATTTAGGTTTTGCTTCAATTCCATTTTTTCCAACAACTCCATCAACCATAAATGACCTTACAGAATATTTTCCTGCTGGTGGCGTAATGTGTACATATGACCGTATGCTTCGTATGCGTAAAAGTCCATTTCCACATATTAAATGTGAAGAATTATTATATTATTTTTATGCTACAGCAGAAAATTCAATTATTAACATGATTAAAATAACTGAAAAGATTAATAGACTTATGGATAATGAAGATGAGACTGCAGAAGACATTAATCAATGGTGTATTGCTAAAGGCTCAATTACTGTAGAAGGTGAATCCCTTCAACCAAATTTTAGATTTCATAATTTCAAGGTATTTCAATTGCAGGAAACTCGTGACATTATTAACTTTGGTACAGCCAGGACTTATGCTGGTAACAAGATAATCCTATACTATGACTACACAATGGTAAGTAAATAGTTAAAAGGCTGTTATACTTATATAGAGGAAACACACGCTCATATATTTCATTAAAGAAAAAGAGGTGAAAAAAATATGGCAACTTATACAAGAGGAAATGCTGCTAACATCGTAGTCGGTGCTGCAGCAGTTTTTTTAGGAAATTACGGTGTAAACGTAAACAGCACAATTGCATCTGGAACTAACCCAGGTGCTGGTGCTCCAGATTTCGTAGAAGCAACGTCTTACAAGGATACCCTTGCAAACAACGTTAACTACACATCTGTAGGTTTTACTAACAACGGTCTAGAACTATCATTCGACCCATCATTCGGTGAGGTAATGGTAGACCAAATTCTAGACGTAGCAAAGTTGTACAAGTCAGGTATGAAGGTAACTCTAAAGACTTCTCTAGCAGAAGCAACTTTGGAAAACTTGCTACTAGCACTTGCACAGCGTGGTTCTGTAAACCGTTACACTAACACTGCAACAACAGCCGCAGCAACAATTACATATACTCCAGGTACAAGCACTGAAAACAGTACTGCACATGGTAAGTATATTGACTTGTTCTCAGGTGACCTAGGTGACTACCCAGTTGAGCGTTCGCTCATTGCAATTGGTGCTGGTCTGTCTACCATTGGAAACAATGCAACAGGTGTAGCAACAACTGACCAGTCAGAACGTGTCTATGTCGCATATCGTGTTGTAAACATCAGTAACGTAACTGTCGCTGCAAAGCGTGATGCTGCAACTACATTCGATGTAGAGTTCCGTCTGCTCCCAGATGCAAACGGTGCTTACGGTAAAATCGTAGACCGCACATACTAAAAATTAAATAATAACTGAATACTGATGAGGCTGCCCTGGGGATACCTGGGGCAGTTTCTTTTGGTATAATAGACTATGCCTACTAATATATATGATACAAAATACATTTACCTTATTGATGGAACAGAGTTAGAGGTTAGTCCATTAAAGATTAAATATTTAAAAGAATTTATGGAAGTATTTGAACCAATAAAAAATACTAAAAATGATGATGAGTCTATTAAAATACTTATTCATTGTATGAAAATAGCGATGAAACAATATTATCCTAAAATTAAAACAATTGAAGATGTTGAAGATAGTATGGATTTGCCAACAATTTATAAAGTTTTAGAAATTTCTGCTGGAATTAAAATGGGTCAGCCTACAGATAGTAGTATAGACAATAGTGTACAACAAATACCAGTAGCACCAACAGATAATGGTTCTTGGAAAACACTAGATTTGGCTAAACTAGAAGCAGAAATTTTTGTTCTTGGAATATGGAAAAACTTTGATGAACTAGAATCAAACATATGTATGCCAGAATTAATGGCTATTCTTGAATCAAAAAGAGAATTGGATTATAATGAAAAGAAATTTCTTGCCGCTATGCAAGGTGTAGACCTTGATGAAGCCAGCGGTAAAAAAGAAGAAGACCCTTGGGAAGCAATGAAAGCCAGGGTCGCAGCAAAAACTAGCGGTGTTGGTAATGGAGACCCTAATGATATAACAGCATTACAAGGAATAAAAGCACAGCAAACAGGATTTGGTATAGGTATGGGTCTTGATTATGAAGTTGTTTCAAAATAGATTGTGTTATGCTATAATTAATAAGAGCCTTAAGGAGGATTCATGTCTACAACAATTAACGAAGCAAGAACTGTAGAACTACTGGACGGAACAAGTATTACTGTTCGTCCACTTAAAATCTCTCTTCTACGCCCTTTTATGACAAAGTTTGAGGGTATTGCAGAAGTAGCAGATAGCAATGATAAATCAATGAGTTTGCTCATTGAATGTGTGCAGATTGCTTTTCAGCAATTTGCTCCAGAACTAGCCAAGGATGCAAAGGCTCTAGAAGAACTTTTGGACCTACCAACCGTATACAAGATTGTTGAAGAAGCATCTGGTATTAAACTTAGTGAAGCCTCACTAATGGGTGGTTTAATCGGCTAACAAAGCGGTGTAAGTTGAATGGCTGATATCAATTCCAATATAAAAGTTAATATAGATACGTCAGACGCTCTGGCACAACTAAAACTTTTACAGCAACAGATATCAGCCTTTCAGCAAGCAATGCGAAATGCAGGAGCACAAAATGCTGCCGCTGCTGCTGCAATGCAGCAAAATCTTATAACCTCAATTAATGCTACTGGAAAATTCAGAGCAAACGTTCAAACAATAAAAACAAGTGCAGAATCATTTACAGAATCTTTAGAAAAGAATAAATTTTCTATTGGAGAATACTTTAGATATGCTGGCGGTGCTTCAAAAACTTTCGGTAAATTGTTTAAATCAGAGTATGCAACTATAACTCAGGTAGCAAAAGAACGAGTAAAAGAACTACAAACTCAATATATCAAACTTGGTCGTGATGCCACTGGCGCTATGAAGGCTATTGCTGTTAAGCCGCTATCACTTGACATGAATAATCTTGCAACTAAAACACAGTTAGCAGCACAAAAACAACAATTGTTTAATCAGTTAATGAAACAAGGTTCTACAAGTCTTCTAAATTTTGGTAAAAATACTCAATGGGCTGGTCGCCAACTTATGGTTGGTTTTACAATTCCATTAACTATGTTAGGTTCTGCCGCTGCTAAAGCATACATGCAAATTGAAGCAGCATCTGTAAAATTTAGACGTGTTTATGGTGACATGAATACAACTACAGAAGAAGCCAATAAGATGGTTAGGTCTGTACAAGGTCTTGCAAATGAATTTACAAAGTATGGTGTTGCAGTTGCAGATACTATGGATATGGCTGCCCAGGCAGCCGCTATGGGTAAAACTGGTGCAGACCTTATTGCACAAATAAATAATGCTGCAAAACTTTCTATCTTAGGTGGGGTAGACCAAACAAAGGCTTTAGAAACTACTATTAGTCTTACAAATGCTTTTGGAGTTGCAGCAGAAGATTTAGGTAAAAATATTGATTTCCTAAACGCAGTGGAAAACCAAACTACACTTAGTATCGATGATTTAACTACTGCTATTCCAAAGGCTGCCCCTGTTGTTAAACAACTTGGTGGAGATGTAAAAGATTTGGCATTCTTTATGACAGCAATGAAAGAAGGTGGAATTAACGCATCTGAAGGTGCTAACGCAATTAAATCTGGTTTGGCATCATTAATTAATCCATCAGAAAAAGCATCAAAATTTCTTCAAGGATTTGGCATTAATGTTAAGGGTATTGTTGAAGCAGATAAAGGTAATCTAAAGAAAACAGTTGTTGATTTTGCTAAAGCACTAGACACTCTTGACCCACTAAACCGTGCTCGTGCTATTGAACAAATGTTTGGAAAGTTCCAATTTTCCAGACTTTCAACATTGTTCCAAAACGTAATTGCCGAAGGTAGCCAAGCATCTCAAGTAGCAGAATTATCTAAAAACTCAGCAGAAGAATTAGCAATCTTATCAGAACGAGAAATGAAAAAGATTTCAGATTCTCCAATGTTTAAGTTTCAAAAATCTATTCAAGACATGCAAGCCAAACTTGCACCTGTTGGCGAAGCATTCTTAAAGGCTGTCACACCAATCATTGAATTTGTTAGCAAAATACTAGATGGTTTTAATAGTATGGGCGAAGGTGCCAAAAACTTTGTTTCAATGCTAGTGTTGGCTGTTGCTGGTATCGGTCCTGTATTGCTTATGACATTTGGTTTGATTGCAAACGGTGTAGCAAATATTATGAAACTATTTACAAATATGAAGGGTTTCATTAATAAGACAACAAAGCCATCAGATATTCTTGGTGAACAAACTAGTTATATGACTACAGAACAGTTGAAGGGTGCAACAGTTGCAGCATCTCTTGACCAAGCACATGCCAAACTTCGTCAAACATTTACCTCTGAAAAAGCAGCATTAGATGAATTAACTAGGTCATATAGACAAGCAGTAGAAGCCCAACAGCAATATTCTGGTGTTCCAGGAATACCAACAGGAAATCCAAATGCTGTTCCTAAAAGATATGCTAATGGTGTTTCTATGGTTCCTGGTCCAAGAGGTGCAGGAGATATTATTCCAGCCTTGCTGTCTCCAGGTGAAGCAGTTATACCAGCCAAACATGCACAAAAATATGCTCCAGTAATTGCTGGTATGGTTTCTGGTAATCTTCCAGGATTTGAAACTGGAACTACTGGTGTTGGTATTCGTCAAAGCACAATTGGACCACTTACTCAAAAACAAACCGAAGGAATTTTAAGAACTGGTAAAACACTTAAAGAAATTAGCGATGAAGTTTATGCTGGACCATATGGAGCAGTTCCTCCAGAACACTATGTAAGACAGGTTGAGCCAACTAGTGGGCACTCATTCCCTGCATTCCAAGTTGGTGGAATTTATGAAAAGGCTGATGGTAGTCAAGTATTTGTAAAACCACAAATGGATTTAACCTCAGCACTAGCAGAAGTTCGTGGTACTCAAATTGCAAGAGACGCACATCAATTAACAACACCTATGCAAAAAATTGTTACAATGATGGACCCAACAGACCCAGAAGGTATGCGTAAATTTATTGCTTTAGAATCACCACTAAATGAACAAATTGCTAAAATTTCTACATCATTTACAAAGGGACAATATTTTAAACAACTAGTTGCTTCTTTACTTCGTGGAGATAAAGACCTTGGTATTGGAAATCTTGGCGGAGATATCCTTGCTGATGTTGGTACTGCAGGTGTATTCCAAACAGCATCTGGTAAGCGTAAACTTGGCGGTAGCATTAATTCAATGGAAGAGCAAGCCATCATTAATTTGCTTGGTGTAAAGGGCGGTGCTAAGAGATTCTTTGCTGAATCAACCTCAGATATTGCTAAGAACATGTCATCTGCTGAATATGATGCAACAATGAAAGCAGAAATTCAAGCAGTAATGCCAAGGCTTCAAGCCACCATTGCTGGTTTTGGAAATCTTTCACCAGAAGAAAAAGCAGCATACGCAAATATGCAGCAAAGACTTCAAGCAGGTATGAGTGTTGATTGGGGTAAATATCAGGTTATGCATTCTGCTGTTCCTTCAAAAAAGTATGCTATGGGTGGTATGGTTCCAGGATATTTTGATGGAAAAGATAATGTTAAAAAAGAATCTGATTATACAACAGAAGAACTTTATAAACTATTAAACATTCAAGAAACACATGCTTTTGGTGAAATGAATATTAAAGACCCAAGAGTTCAAGCACAACTGCAAAAACAATTTAAAGAATCTACTCCAGAAGACTTTAATAAATTTAAAGTTCTTAGTAATCTTACTATTAGTTTGCCAGGTAAATTAAATCAATTAATTAAAGAAACTAGTAACGGTGTAAGCGGAACAATGTTTGGTCAAGCCTACAATGCTTTGCGTGGTAAATTAAGTAAAACTGCAAAAATGTCTGGTATTAAAAATCTATCAGATTCTCAATCTCTTGAAGATATTATTGGAACAAAATTTGCAGGAGAACCATTAATTAAAGATTCAATATTTGCAAGAATAGTAGAGCAAAATATTAACGAACAAACTGCAAACACCTCTAGTATTGGTGCTGCAGCAAACTTAATTTGGGAAAGAACAAAACAAGTTGGTACAGTTAGACCTAAACGTGATGGTTTAGATGCACCTAGATGGAACGATTTGATTCGAACAATGTTGCAAAATGATGAACTTGTTTTGGTTCCAGGAAGTGAAAAAGGATTTCCAGTTGCAAATACTCCATTTGGTGGTCGTTTTGGAAGAATCAAAGCAGATGGTATTGGCTCAAGTAAGACTGCTGAAGGACGTGCTCTTCGTAAACTAGCACAAGATGCAGCAAATGCATGGGCTAGGTCAGGCAATAAAACAACACCTTTGCCTAGTGTACAAGATAATAATGGAAATATAGTTCCATTAACTTGGAGAGATAATAGTGCAAAACCAGGAAGTTTTTCAACAGATGATTTTGCTGCCTATGACGATACAAGTAAAAAATATGCATCAGACCTATCTTTTGCCCCTGGAGGATTTGATGTTCTTAAAAATCTTAAATTCTTTGCTGATGGTGGAATGGTTCCAGGTTATTCTGGAGGAACAGATAATATAGTTAAAAAACTATCTCTAAAAGATTTAGATTTTGCTGGAATGAAAAAGGATAAACTTGGTGCAGTGCCAGGTGGCTACAGAATAATTGATGGTAAAAAATATTATGTAAAAAATACTAAATCATCTACAGACGCATCAATAGAACTAATTATGTCTGAATTAAACCAGGCTATGCAAAATCCTGGTGCCCATAAAATGAACATGTTTGGCGAAGGATTGGTTGGGAGTAAGTTTGTTCCAGGTTTAAAGAACACAATGGATTCCACTATGACTAATTGGTTGCAATCACAACCAAACAAATTCTCAGCAGCAGAAACACTTATGGCGGCTGCTAAAGATTTCATTACAAAAGATGCTCCATTTAACGCAATGATTGGAAATGACGATGGTCACACAAATAATATACTTTTTAATCCAAAAACTCGCAAATTTGTAAACCTTGACCTTGGGGTTAATTCAGCAAAAGATAAAGGTAAGTCAACAAAATTTAATGAAATGGCACAAATTGGAATTCAAAACTTTAAATCTAGAATTATGATGGCTATTAGAACTGTTCTCTCTCCCAAAAAAGCCGATGTTCTTTCAAAAAAATATGGAATTGATTTAAATGCATATTCTAAGGGGGATAAATTTTCAAATGAATATGACACATCTCCAGAAATTAGCAAAATGGCTAAACTGCTTGGTTTTGATTTATCTAAACCAATATCCGAAAACCCAATTGATTTAAGAACCAACCCTTTTGTTTTGTCACTACTTGCTAAAAATCCAGAACTTGCAGAAATTTTAAAACTACAAGTAACAAGTGGTGGAGTAAACCCACAAAGTGCTCTTTCACAAATCTTTAAAACTTTACAAAGTGCAAGCAAAAAACCAATTCTGAAATTTGCTGATGGTGTATTTTCAGTTCCAGGACCAAAGGGTGCTGGCGATGTAGTTCCTGCTATGCTATCTCCTGGTGAGGCTGTTATTCCTGCTGACCGTGCTGCTCAACACCGTGGACTAATTAAGGGAATGATTGCTGGTAATTTGCCAGGGTATGCAAAGGGAACTATAATTCCAGGATACGTTCATGGCAAAGATGAAGTTAAAAGAATACCAGGAATGCCAGCATCCGCAGTTACCGTTACTTCTTTTGATGCTGATAATCAGGCTATGCTTGCAGAACAATCAAAAGTTGTTGCTTTAGAAGAAGCCTTAGTTGCAAAAAAGACAGATTTAACTCGTTTAACTCGTGAACAAATTGAAGAGCAGATGGCAGTAGAGGATGACATCTACAGACAACTATTAGAAAAACAAGAAGAACTAAAGATGAAACATGTTCTTACTGAAGATGAAAGAAAGTTGCTAGAGTCAAACAAGCAAATTATGCTTAGAAAAGAAGAAGCCTTTAAACTTGAAAAGAATGTAATAGAAAAAGAAAAAAGAGGACTGTTTACAAGAAATGCTACGACTGGAAAAGTTCAAGGTCTGATGTATGGTCTTTCTGGAGCAGCAGGTCTTGCATCAACTGTGCCAGGTGCTGTAGGAGAAAGTGCACAGCAAATGCTTCCAGTTATTGGTGCTGCCACTGCCGCTATGTCTGTTATTCCTGGCTACGCTGGCATGATTGTTGGAGCAGGTGCAGCATTAGTTACAGCCTACATGCAAGTACAAGAGAGGTTAAACAAGATTAGAGATGAGGCATTGGCTCTGGGAACTGCTATGGGTTCATCTACAAAGTCTATTGATAAATTTGCGGAATTTGCCAAAACTGTTACTGGTAGTCAGACAATGGATAAACGTAGAGAAACTAGTGCTGGCACTTTCTTTAATGTTGTTCAGGGTAAAACAACTTTTGGCGAAGCATATATGCAAGGAGATGCTGGAAAAGCCTTAGTAAAATCAGTTGGAGAATCAATTAAGGGTGGAGGATTAACTCAAGCAAAATCTATGATTGTAAATCAATTATCTACTGCTATTGCCAGCGGAGCAATGTCTCCTGCTCAGGCTAGAAGTATTGCATCAAATCTAGGTGCTCAACTAGGAGACATGTCTTTAGGTATTGAGGTTGCAGGAAAAATAACTGACCTTGTAGGTCCAAAAGGAGAAGACTTAAAGAAAGAACCTTTGCAAATAAGACTGCGTCTTGTTGCTGACTCTATGGAGCAGTTTAAGAAGCAAGCAGAAATTTCTAATGCTAACGCAACTGATGCCGCAAAGAATGCAGGAACATCTGGTGCAGGTATTGGTATAGGTGCTGGTGCTGGTTTAGCGGCTGGCTTTGGTGTTGCTGGTGCAGGAAGCATAGTAGCAAATCTTGGCTCTACAGGAATCTTGGCAGGAATGGCTCTTGGAACTACAGCAGGTTCTGTAGTTCCAGTTATTGGAACTATTGCTGGAGCACTTGTAGGATTCTCGATTGCTGCAGTTCAACTGCAAGGAGATATTGCAAAAAATGCAGGGTATTTACAAGCAAGTCTAGGAAGTGCCTTATCTGTTCAACAACAAATGGTTGACTCTTTAACAGTAGATTATGAAAAGAGAATAGCGTCAGCAAAGGCTGCTGGGGATACAGCAGAAGCCACTAGACTACAAAATCAGTACCTTGCTGACCAAGCAGAGTTATTAGACTTTAATAAAAAACAAACTCAAGAAATGTATGGTATTTTAAATGAACAAAGTACTGGCTTAGGGTTTATGTTAAATGCACAAGTTGCAAACTTGGATACAGCAAGAGAAGGTTTGAAGAAAGCATTTGAAGGAACTGGGCAAGAGGTTCAGGCTAAACTTGCACAAGAACAGATTGATGCTATGTCAGGTTCTCTTGCACAAAAGACTATGCTTATGTCAGCAGTTGGTCAAAAACAAATAGGGCTTAACCAAATTGGAGTTGCACAAAAAGCGTTTGGTTCTGACCAAGCAGGAGCAGATACTCTGCAAACGCTTATGGAAAATAGCCCAACCGAACTAAACAGAACTCTTGGTCTAGCAGGAAACATGGCTGAAACAGAGCAAAAGAAATTTGTAATAGACATGAGTCTAAAAGACCCTATTCAAGCAAAGATAATGAATGATGCTGTAGAACTAGCACAAAAAACAACTGGCGTTTTCTTTGGAGAAAAGAAAACAGCGGAAGCAATTATGAGATTTGCTGTAGAAAATCCAGAAAAGATGCTAGAGTTTCAAGAAAACGTAACAGATTTAAAAAATATACAAGGAACAACTTTTGATATTACAGTTGCACAAAAAATTCTTGGTCCAGATTTAGCAAAGGCTTTGGGAGAAAAAAGCGTTGGAGCATATTTTAAAAAGTATAACAAGCAAAACAAGATTGTGTTCTTATCTGAATTCCAGCAGGTAATGACAATGCTTGCAAAGGGTGATGAAGACATGCTTGCATCTTGGAGATTGTGGAATGCTGAAAATGGTGGCAAAAAAACAATGGCTGATTACGCTGCCTACCAGTCTGACAGAACAGTTACTAGTCAGGGAGTCGACAATACAATAGTTCCTGGCACTGGTACCACTGGCGGTAGTGGTAATGGTCCAGAGAGTTCTTGGCTAGACCCTTTTGTTAAAAATATAAGGGATGCTGGAACATCGACTCAAAAATTAACAACTGGTTTTAATGATTCAGCAGCAGCACTTACAAAATTTGCGAATAAAGTACCAAATTTTATTGGTTTATTTACACAACTTAAGAAAGCAGGGGCTAGTGCAAAAATTATCGAGGCTGCACTTGGCGGTGATGAAGCCACAACAGCAAAATTGATTGATACAAAAACTGGACAATTAAAAGCAGGGGCTAAAAAAATTCTTGATGGAATTAGCAAAGCCATTAGAGAACAAAAAATGGTAGACTGGATGCTCCTTACAGGGGCAGGAAAAAGACAAAAGTATAACGATATGTATCAAGCAAACCTGGATGTTCTTAAAATTGATGAAGATAAAATTAATAAAACTTATGATGATAGAATTAAAGCATTAGATGAAATAAATACTCTTCAAGAAAAAAATACTGCTCAACAACAAAGCACTTTAACTATTGCAGATGCCTTATCTAAAGGAGACATTGCAGGGGCTGCTCGTGCCGCATTAGAAAAAACAAAACAAGACACAGCATTTGCTATTGAACAACAAAAGATAAATCTAGAAAATGCTAGACAAACAGAACTTGGAAAACTTACAACAAATATTAATGGTGTTCAAATGACAAGAGTAGAAATAGAAGAAAAGATTAGAATTAATGCAGAAAAAATTACTAAAAGTAAAGCAGAAGAATTAGAATCTGAGATTCGTATTGGTAAATTAGCAGAAAAACGATTTAAAGCATACAAACCAGTTCCAGGTGTGTCCACTGGTGGCGGTGGTGGTGGCGGTGGCGGCAAAGCAGATACAAAACCCACACCAGATACAAAACCCACACCAGATACTAAGCCCACACCAGATACAAAACCCACACTAGATAATAAGCCCACACCAGATACAAAACCTAGTGGCGTAGTTGGTGACATTACAAGTTCTCCACAAGGCAAAGCATTTACAGCAGCACTCAAAGGTGCTCAGGATGTTACACCTGGTGCTTTAAAGGCTGCTCAGGATTATGCTACTGCTAAGAAAAATGCAGGGGCATCAATGAGCGATGCTGCTGCAGCAAAGAAATTTGGTGGAAAAAATACTGCAGCATTTAAAACATGGAAAGCAAATCAAACAAAACTTGCTAAAGCATTAACAGCAGCACAGGATTACGGTATTGTCGATAGTTCTGGTAACGTTCTTACAGCAGACCAAGTTACTAATGCAAGTATTTATCAAAGATATGCAATGCTTAGTTCAAAGAGTGGTCAAGCAGATGCAGCAGAATCTTTAAAAGGTATTCCAGCAGAAATTGCTTCTAGGGCAAAATTGATTAAAAATTCAAATAAAGATTTTGCAGCAGACAAAACAAAACTTGATGGAATGAAGAAAACATTTGAAAAAGCAGGTGGTTTATTGTATATGCTTCCAGGATACTATCAAACATGGTTAAATACCTCAGATGCTTTAAGACCTACAACTCCTTTTGGAAAACTTATTGCAAAAGGTGCTAAACCAGAAGAACTTATAAATCAAGCAACAAAAATGGCAACGAAGTTTGGTGAAATAGATAATTATAGAAAAGCACTTACAAGTGCTGGGTATACAGACTCGTTGCTTTTTCAGGCTAAACTATTTGATAGTAATTATGGTCGTGATGGACAAACTTTAAAGCAAACATCCGATTTTGCATCTGGTCAAATGTTTAAGCCACATAAAGCCTATACAGGAACAAATATTGGATATGGTAAAAACCAAATACTTCCTGACGCAGAAAACATGCTTAGATTTGGTAATCAATATTACGCTATGGGTGGTATGGTTTATGCAAACAAGGGGCTTAAGGTTGCAGCAAGTAAGTATGCTCTTGGAACTGATACTATTCCTGCTATGCTTACCCCAGGAGAATTTGTAATTAAAAAATCAGCAGTGGATTCAATTGGATTAAATAAACTTAATTCTATAAACTCTGGAACATTGTCATCTAATTCAGTGTATAATTATAGTATCAATGTTAATGTTAAATCAGATGCAAATGTAAACCAAATTGCAGATACTGTTATTAGACAAATTAAACAAATTGATTCACAAAGATTAAGGAGTGTCAGTATATAATGGCTACTAGTACATATATGCAAGGTCGTAAAGAATATGCTAGACCTCAAGGAATTTTATTTTCTAAAAATTCTGGAACTTTGGCAGCAAATGGAACTTATGTTCCAAATGGAAATGAATTTGGTGAATCTGGAACATTGGATGCTAATGCAGATTTTTTAATATTGTCAGATGATAATAGAGGACCAATAGATTTTAAAACCACTAGGATTGAAAATCGTAAAAGAATGATTAATGGTCGTATGCGTTCATATCATGTTGCAGACAAGTTAACTATTAATCTTTCTTGGAATATGCTTCCATCACGTTCTTATTTTGGAAATCCAAATTTTAACGCAACTACTGGAGTGTCAGATAAAACAGAGTCATGTACAAGTGATGGCGGTGCTGGAGGAGTAGAAATTCTTAGATGGTATGAAAATAACCCAGGTCCATTTTGGATGTTTCTTTCGTATGATAAATACAGTAATTTTGATAATGATGGCAATGTAAATAGATATACTCACTTAGGAGAATACAGTCAAGTAGTTGAAGTTTATATATCTAGTTTTGATTATTCCGTTGAAAAACGTGGTGCACGAACAGATGATTTTTGGAATATATCTATATCGTTGGAAGAGGTTTAAAAAATGCTTAAAACATATTCAAACGGCACTGAAATTTTTGATTTAAAAAATCATTTGCTAGATTCGCAAACAATAAAAACTCAATCAATTGTTTTGGGTGAATGGAATTTAAACATAGCAGATAATATAGAAGAGATAGGAAACTATAGATATAGACCTAGTAATTCTGCAAGTTCTTTTTATACGTTGCCATCTACATTTACAAAAGAAACATCATCAACTACATCTCCAAAATATTATGGTGCTACATTTGCAGATGTAGTTATAGATGGTGGGTATGATATTGATAGTAATCCAATAAGCATTTTAACTGAAAATGAAAAAATAAAATTTTATTATTCTTTAGAAGATTGTTTTAATAGGTTTCGACCACGTTCTGGAATTAATAAAGCGGTATTTCGTAAAGGATATTATTCACATTTTACTGACCTAAATATGGCAAAAAGACCAAGATATTATGTAGCAGATAAAACAAATATTTTTAAATATTGGACATCCTATAGGACAAACGATAATCTTATACTTGGTATATCAAAAGATGCAGCACCATCATCTGGTGGATATTATATAGATGATGCTGTTCCTTTTGTTAAATATAAAAACAATATATATGCAAATAGGATTATTGTAAAAATGCAAACTCATGTAGGTAGTGCTGCAGACAAAACTTTATCTAATGACCCTTTTACTGGCGATGCAAATAAAAAAGTTCCTAAAATTTGGAGTATAGAAGTTTTAAGAAAAAATAATTCTGGAGGAACCAATTGGACTACAGAAAAAGTTTTGACTAGTTATACAATTAATAATGATGGATATGTAGAATTAGCGTATGGACCACAAATACCATCAGAATATCAAGATATTTTTACTTATGTTGCAACTATAGCAAATTCTTCTGCTTTGCCAACAAGTTCAACAAATGGGTATGCCTATCTTGTAGAATCAGACAATACATATCGTATATGGCTAAGTTCTACTTCATCTTGGGTAACATTTTCTGCAAGTTCTAGTTGGCAAACAATAGAATCTTTTTCAAATAGAACAATTCCATATGCAACAGATTTAGTTGGAGATGAAACAAGTCTTACTACTTTTAATTTGGGAGATAACTATACCAGATATAGAGAATTTGATGCTATTCAGGGCATTAGGGTAGCAGTAAAAACAATGAAAAATATCAACACTTCTTTTGATTTAATTGAAATTTCTCCAAGACTTGTAGTTGACCTATCAGATAAAACATTAAATTTTTCAATTGAAAAAAAAGCATCCGACTTATCTGTAAGTGGATTACCATTAGGAGACATCCTTGCTTCTACTGGCAAATTATCATTATTTGATTACGACCAGGCATTTGATAAAGACAATGCAAACAGTATATTGAAAGATATAACGTTTAAAAATTTGCAATTTAAATTTTATCAAAAAATTATTGATGTTAATGGTTTAGATTATTTGGTTCCAATTAAAACAATGTATTCAGATGGATTTCCAGATTTAAGTTATTCTGATAGAACATTAGATATTACATTAAGAGATTTGTTTTTTTATTTTGAATCAGTAACTGCACCTACCGTTTTTGTTAAAAATAAAACATTAAGTTATATAATTTGTTTATTACTAGATTCTATTGGTTATTCTAATTATATATTTAAAAGAACTTTAAATGAAAAAGAAAAAATTATTCCAGATTTTTTTATTGCACCAGATAAAACAGTAGCACAAATTTTACAAGATTTAGCAAAATCAACACAAGCATCAATGTTTTTTGATGAAGAAAATAATTTTGTTGTTATGAGTAAAAATTATATGATGCCAACATACACATCAGATATTGAAAATGGCAGAGTAACAGACATAACTCTTTCTGCTTCTACAGACCAAGGACAAAATGACAGTCCTCTAGAATCTGAAACTTCTATACGCTCTAATGCCTCAATTGCAAATATTTTAGATATTAAAATAGAAAATCACGATGTTTATAATGATGGAAAAATTATTTATAATTCAAAGTATATTCAAAAAAATGTTTCTAATCTAGAGCAGGTATCGGCATTAGATTCAGATAAAACATACACATATCAACCAGTTTTACTTTGGGAATTGTCAACAAAAAGTGACACAAGTAATGTAGAAAAAAATACAAATGATGGATTTGCTTTGTCTGCTGTAACGTTAAAAAAGGCTATTGTTGAAGCATCACCAAGTATTTCTACAACTACTGGAAAAATTGTAAACAATACAATAGATATTGGAGAAAGCGTCTATTGGTTAAGTAATTATTCTGGATATTTGTTTGCTAATGGTGAAATTATTAAATATGATGCAAAAGAATATTCCGTAGTAGGTGTTGATGGACTAAGCAACGTTTGGATTTCTAGTGCAAGCGATAAAGATTATTATTTTTCAAAAGTTCCATATAATGGAAAAATGTATCCTACTGGACTTATAAAAATTTATACAGAAGTTTCTTATACAGCAGATGGAGCATTGGCTACTGTTGTAAAACATGGTAGAGGACAATTTGGAACAAAAATTATTGGTCATTCTGCAGGGATACCCCAAGACTCTCCTTGGTTTACAAATACTAGCGGAGCATCAAACGATTTTGAATATTTAAGTGGCGTTAAAACATTTCCTCCAATGACTACTGAAACTACTCCTGTAGAAATTCCAACAATTTTTGGTTCCCCTGCTGCACCTGCTGGAAAAACTGTTCCATATACTTTAGCAGGTAGTAATATATATTACGAAAATGATTCAAATTTTAATACAAAAAATGGAATTATAAGAAATTTCTTATCATCAACATATCCGTCAATAAACAAATACAACAAAAGCACAGATTTACCGTTGGGAGCAGTTCAAGCATCTGCTCTTACAATTTTTGGTAATAAGAATAATGTAAGAACTTTGCCAATTAATTTTTTGTCATATTCTTATAAAGATTTAGGAAAATGTAATGATACATTTGGAACAAGAATGAGAATAATGGGGCAATTGACATCAAATAAAAGTACAATTCAGAATGCAACTGGCTCTATGTCATTTTTTAAAGGAAATAGTGAAACCACCTCTGCTCTTAATGTTTATGGTGGTTCTGGCGGTATTGCAATTTGGTTAAATCCTACAGCAAATTCTGGATATTATTTTGAGATAGCAGCATTGTCAACATACGAATCTTTAAATGATTCAAATATGTGGTTTTATAAATTAAAAAGAAAAACTGGAAATGGACTTAAAACTAATTCAGTGAGTGGCTCATTAACTCAAGTAAATGCAGACTTTACCGATGATAGAACTCAAAATATATTGAAAGCAACAAGTGTTGGTATTATAAATACTAATACTCAATTTAGTGCAACTCTTGCTGTTGGCGATAGAGTTAAAATATCTGGACAAACAAAAACAGAAAAGAATGGATTTTATTTAGTAACTAAATTAGGAACCTCAACTACTAAATGGGAAATGGAACGAGACGAACTTGCAATACCAGAAGTATTGTGGAAAGGAAAAACTAGAATAGTCGTAGATGCTACTGGTACTGTTGGTTTGTCAAAAACTAATCCAAAAGATGAACTTCCAATATATGATTTAAAAGTAAAATGGGAAACCATTGATAATGGGGCAATAAGATTTTCTTTATATTTAAATGATATTTTGGTTGGGGTATGCGTAGACACTGTTCCAGAAGAAAAAGGAACTCATGTTGGTCTTTTTGTAAGAGGTACTTCAAAATGTATGTTTGAACATGTTTATGCACTTACTTCTGATTATCGACAAAAATCTCCAACTGCAACTTATTCTAAAATATTTGGAATAGAAAACATAAAAATATCAAATACTTTTAATGCTTATAGGCTTAATGAAACAATTATTACAGATTATTTATCTAGTCAAACTACGACAGGTTTTGAAAATGATTTGTATTTTGAAGAATTTGGAACAATTTTGCGTGAGTGTGCTTATTTTAATATTCGTTATGATAAAGCATATCCTGCTTTACTTGCAAAGATTGCCAATAATCAAAATCCATTATTAGGTTATTATGTATCTAATTTTAAATCAAGTCCATATGGTGCAGAATTTATGGTATTTAATACTACAGATTCTGTGTTACCAATGGATTCGTCAAGTGGAAATTATTTAAGAATTACTGGAGTTACCTTTACAGCAGAATCAAACAACGAATTAACAGTTGATGATTATTTTAATAAAGCAACTGATTATTCACACACTCAGTTTACAAGTTTACCAACCAATGCAACAAATTCAAAAAATGATTTAATTTTAATAAAAAATAGCAGACTTACTTATGGTAAAAAAGATTTTTCATTGGAAGCACCTTATATTCAGGATAGGGATACTGCATACGAAATGATGGATTGGATGATTCAAAAAATTAAAAAACCAAAAATTGCAATAGGTGTAGAAGTTTTTGGATTACCAATTGTTCAACTTGGAGACATTATTAAAATAGATTATTATATATCAAAAATAAAAGATGGAATCACTATAACGGACAATGTTCAAATTCCAACAAATTCAAGATTTGTTGTTTATGCTATTACTCATTCAGTAGATGCAAATGGTCCGTCACAAACATTATATTTAAGCGAGGTATCATAATGTTAAATGGAGCAAAACCAGTAACATCAAATAATATTTCAACTATTACTGCAACAGCGGCTAAAGCAACCACTACAAAACCAGCAGTTAAAATTGCAACATCTAATTTATTTATAGATACATTAAATGTTCCAGACTATAAATCGATAGAAGATTTAATATTTGAAACATTAAACTCTGGAGAAATACTTGATTATGGTAATACACAGGCTACAGTTGTTGGTAGTGTTGGAACAGGAATAAATGGTTTTCAAGATGATAATTTAAATTTGATAGATACACGTTTATATCCAGACTCAAACATAGATGAAGAAATTCCTTATGACGGCAATGGACCAAACACTACAGATGGTTCTACAGGTGGTTCTACAGGTGGCATCGTTCCAATTGATTCAAATATAAACTATTACTATCCAATAGTTGGGAATGGAATAGGTGGAGAGTATGTTTATTTTAATACTAATAATAACTTAGTAATTGATTTAATAAATGTAAGGGAGGGGCAGTATGTAGAGATTGAGTTTTGGAAATACGAAACAGAACTTAATGATACAATATATTCATAATGATTACTTCAAAAGGACAAGAACTTATAACAAAAAAACTAGCATCTAACACACCATATGCAACACATATTGCATTAGGTTGCGGTGCAAGACCAAGAAACAAATTTAGCGTAAGCATATCATCAACAGAATCATCTACTGCTAATGCAACATCTGGGTATGCAAAAATAATTACATCTACAAACCACGATTTTCAGGTGGGGGATTATGTAAAAATATATAATACAGGTGGTAGTAATATTGCTAGTGCATATCTTGGAACTTGGTTAATAACAAGCATAACCTCGAACAGTTTTAAATTTGCTATTGGTAATAATACAGTAAGAGCATTGGCATCTCCAAGTCCATCTCCAAAAGTAATTTTAGATTTTTCAAATAAAACATCTTTAGATTTAGAAATGTTTAGAATTCCAATTACAACTTCAACTAGTTTTAGCGAAGATGGCATTAATAAAATTTTGTTTTCAGCAGATTTGCCAACAACCGAAAGGTATGAAATTAGTGAAATTGGAATATTTTCACAGGTATCAGACTCAACATCACAAGTTAATAATAAAGTTTTGTATAGTTTTTTAAATACAGAAAGTTGGAAATATCATTCTTCAACAGCAATAGAAGGAATTTTATTTAAAACTACTTTAATAAATACAGCATTGACTACAAATGATATAGTAATAACAGATAAAGCATTTCAAGCAAATGCAAATAATCTTTTATTTAATAATTCTATAAGAACTTTAAGGCAAGAACGACCAAGATTTTATAATAATTCTTATTTTTTATATGGGGACACCTCTAATTTAGTAGTTAATGGTTCGGGAACTAGCATGAGATTAACTCCAACTTCAACAACAAATCATATAGAAATAATTGATAATTCTCTTTCCCAATTAGATAAAGCATCATCAAATGATGAAATAAAGTTTGCACTATCAATAGTTAATAAAACACAAAGTGCCGCTGACCCAGATGAAATTAGAGTTTTGCTAGAATTTGCAACTATAGACGGTACTGGAAGTGCTACATCTGAATATAAATATAAAAGATTTCATGCAAAATTAACAAGCACTGAACAAGATTTTTCCAAAAACAGGTACATTGTTTTTACTAAAAAATTAAGTGAAATAGATAGTTCTGAAAGTTTTTCATGGGAACAAATAAAATTTGTAAAAATATATTCATCAATTATTAAAAGTAGTGCAATAAGCGGAGATTACCTTGCAGCATTTGATGCAATAACTTTTAATTTAACAACAAGTACAAATCCACTCTATGGTTTAAGTGCATATACTATAGTAAAAACTAGCGATAATTCAACTATTCCTAAAGAAGAAAATTCTCAACAATCAGTAGAATTTAAGTTTGGAATTGGAACTTAAAATGGTAGATGTTGGAATAAAAAAAATACAAATTACTGAATCAAGTCTGCCAGCAATTAGGGATACTGAAGAATATCTTTTAAGGTATAGGGTTAAAACTAACACAAATTCTTCTACTTGGTCTAAAGTTTACGTTGTTGGAAAATCTAACTCTATAGCGTCTTTAGTTGCCATAGAACCAATAAACCCTAGTATTTCACAAATAGATAACAACAACAAACTACAAGTATCTTGGACTATGCCAAATTCAATAAATTTAAATTATTTCGATGTTTATGTAAAATGGTACTACACAACAGAAATTCCAAACAATAATACTCAAAATGCCACTGAATGGGTTAGGTATGATAAAGTAGTTTATTTATCAACAATTAATATAGATATACCCTCTACTGCAAAATGGTTTCAAATTGCGGTAACTGCAGAAACATTTCCTAAATTTGTTAATCAAACAATACTTAGCGATAAAACAACATTTTTATTTCAAACAGAGTCGGGTGCTAATTTAAGAAGAAGGACCCAAACTATTGATGGTGGGGGAACTGTTGGTGGAACCGCTGCTGGTGGAAATACTGGTTAATGGATTAATTTTTAAAAACACTTTAATATTTATGTTATAATATAAATATGACAAACATACCTATTCCCTCAACCAACCAGCCAATCGACTATGATTTTTTAAACACAATTGTCCAAACAATAAATTATCTTTCTGACGCTAATGCGATAGATAATGCAAATTCAATATCTGCAATTTTTAATCAGACTGTTGCATCTAATAAAGTAAAAGTTCTTGCATTAACAAATAATGTTGTTTCTGAAACCAAGAGTCAGCCAAATGTTATGGCTACTGTGCAAATTAGTTTTGGTTCAACAACTTTTAAGGGCAATCCTTTTGTGGTTGCAACACCAAGGGCTGTTAATAGTGCTAATTTTGCTGGATGCAGTTATTTTATCTCAAACCTTTCATCATCTGGATGTACAATAAACATTAAATGGCTTGTAGAAAAATCCAGCATCAATATGTTTTTTGACGTTTTGGCTATTGGCGTTCCAGCATAAAGAATGGCTGCTCAAACAATGGAGCAATACAATTCTGCTTCTGTAATTACAGGGAATAAAAAGGTTTGGTTTCTTAATGGAAGCCTTGTTCGTGTATATCATATGAACAACTCTAATGGAATAATGTCTGTTTATAATATCATACTTGACCAGATAGAAAGTTGTTTAATTAGTGATTTTAAAAAGAATAGACAAAGAGCATATACCGTAGGAGAGGCTGCAAGCCTTGTTAACAGGCATAAAAAATATATGCCACAATTAATGCTAAAAGGTATTATTCCCTTCCCTATGGGGTCACAGAAGGGCGGAGAGAGGGGCTGGCAGGTCCGTTCTTACTATTCTGAATCACAGGTAAGAGAAATTCGTGATATACTTGCTTCCTACCATCACGGTAGACCAAGAAAAGATAAACTAATAACCAACGATGTAACACCTACAAAGCAAGAGTTGACAAGGCGTATGGGCGATGGTATACTGGTATATACAAAGACAGAAGATGGCAGATTTGTGCCTATCTGGAATGAATCAATTTAGTTCTTGAAAGGACAAACGGTATGAATAATGATGAGACTAAGGTTACAGTAGGGCTAGGCTATACGCTTAATCTAGGTAACTTTCAATCACTCCGCATTGACTTATCTGTATCAGATAACAAGCGTGAGGGAGAAAATATAACAGATGCATTTGAACGTGTGTATGCTTTTGTTGAAACAAAGTTGGCTGAAAAAGTCAAGGAATCTGTAGAAGAGACAGAAAATAAGTAATGGCTGACCGCAAAGACCGCATGGCTTTGCTTAGTCGCTACAGTAAACTGCATACTGCAAAGTACCAAGAAAAGCCATCCCTAAATTTAAATGTAGAGCAGTGGGCAGCAGATGCCTTGATTGCTTCTTATGGTATTCCCGAATGCTATGACCTGCTAGAATATTACTTTGATGTATCAGAAAATCCATCATGGAAATACTTTGCAAATTATGCAGACAACATTGTTTACAAACGTAAACAAGTACAACAAGATTTAAAAGAACGCCAAGAGCGTAGACTGAAAGCGAAAGAGTGGCTAAATGAATAACACAGAATCGAAACTAATCTCTGCTGTATTAGCAGACAAACAAGTGCACGTTTTGCTACAAGCAAATGTAGAAAACATACTAAGAACTCACAATGACATCTGGACATTCATTCGTAACTATTCAGAAGCCAATGGCACAGTGCCACCAACATCATTAGTTGTAGATAAATTTCGTGACTTTATTCCTGCCGAAGGTATTGGTGCCACCAAGTATCACCTAGAAGAACTACAGGCTGAGTTCCTGAATGATAGTCTAAAGGATGTTCTTAGGACTACCGCTTCAGATGTTCAGGCAGGTCAGGGAACCAAAGCATTAGAAGACTTAATCCAGAAGACATCAGAACTAAAAAAGAATACAGCAGTTATCCGTGACATTGATGCCACTGATATTGATTCTGCTGTTGCTTACTTTGAAAACCTTGCTCGTCAGAATGAACTAGGTTCGATTGGTATCAAAACTGGTTTGCCAGGATTTGACAACTATCTTCCTGCTGGTATTACTCCAGGTCAGTTGGGTGTGTTTCTTGCTTATCCAGGAATTGGTAAGTCTTGGTTCGCTCTTTACATGGCAGTACAGGCATGGAAGCAGGGCAAGTCACCACTAGTAATATCACTCGAAATGTCAGAGACGGAGGTTCGTAACCGTGTGTTTGCTATCATGGGTGAAGGTCTTTGGTCACATCGCAAACTTAGCAATGGGCAGGTAGAGATTGATGACCTGAAGCGTTGGCACAAGAAAGAACTTGAGGGTAAGCCAGAATTTCATATCATCTCTAATGACAACGGTGGAGAAGTAACTCCATCAGTTATTCGTGGTAAGATTGACCAATATAAACCTGACCTAGTTATTGTTGACTATCTACAGTTGATGTCTCCAAATCAGAAATCAGATAATGAGACTGTTCGTATGAAAAACCTTTCTCGTGAACTTAAATTGATGTCTATTGGTGAAGAGATTCCTATTATTGCTATCTCTTCTGCTACACCAGATGACGTTACTAAGTTAGATACAGTTCCTACTCTTGGTCAAACTGCTTGGTCACGCCAAATTGCGTACGATGCTGACTGGGTTCTTGCTCTTGGTCGTGCCACCAACTCAGACATTCTAGAGTGTGTGTTCCGTAAGAACCGTAATGGGTTTATGGGAGAATTCTTGGTTCAGGTTGATTTTGACAAAGGTTACTATCGTTATAAGGATTTTGAAGATAACTAGTTATAATAGAGTGTGGACAATATATATCACAGACCTATTAAGAACTTTACGTTTGACGGAATCATTAAGAATGATGCCGCAATTGGTAGACTTCGCATAGAACTTGTGAGACTTAAAGCACTTGAGATGTGCGAGTTGGGGTATGTGCAAAGACTTGACATAGACCCACAATTTACGATAAAATATAATAACGAAAAAGATTACTACGAATTTACATTAACAGTATATGGTACATACATAGGAAAGAATAAAGCATTATGGACAATAGGAATAGACGGAACACAAATGGTTCCTACTCAAAGGAACAAATTAAGCGAGTTATTGCAGGGTCAGGCATCACAATCGAATCGGAAGTAGATTCTGATTATATTATATTTTGTCCTTTCCATAATAACTATCGTTCACCTGCTGGTGAAGTAGATAAAAGTTCTGGACTATTCTTTTGTTTTTCCTGCCACCATGTTTGTGACCTAGCATCTTTAATTATGAATACCTCTGGCAGAACATACTTTGAGGCAGTTCGTTACATCAAGTCTAAAGAAACCGAGATTGACCTTTCTTATCAAATTAATCAAACACTTGTAGAAAAGCCAGACTATATTCCATATGATGAATTACAAATTAAAAGATTAAATCAGCAAGCATTAGAATCCGCAAGAGCAACTAGATACTATGATGGCAGATTAATTAATCAAACATCTATTAATAAGTTTCAACTCGGATTTTCTGAGAAACAAGATATGGTAACTATACCTGTACATTCCCCAGATGGAATTGCTGTGGGGTTTGTTGGTCGTTCTATTGAGGGTAAAGATTTCAAGAATACCCCAGGACTTCCAAAAGCAAAAACTTTATTTAACATACATCGTGTCAAGACTGCTGGAAAAGTCTATGTAGTTGAATCATCATTTGATGCTATCCGTTTAGACCAATGTGGTTTTCCTGCGGTAGCAACATTGGGTGCAAACGTATCCAATTTTCAAACAGACCTACTCGGAAAGTATTTCAATAACATAATTGTTATTGCTGATAATGATGAGGCTGGCGGTAATATGAAAGATAAGATAGTTGAACGTCTTGGCTCTCGTGTTAACGTAATTAAAATAGATAAACAATATAAGGATATTGGCGATATGTCTGACGAAGCAATAAAAAATATTGATGAATCGTTTGACAAAACTATTGCTAGTATGCTAAACTAGTATACCGCTAAGAAAACATAAGGAGAAATTATGAGCGTAATTAAAGGGCTAAAAGATATCGGTGCATTAATGGATAAGCCAAAATATGAAAACAATGGTCAAAAAGTTCGCTGGGTAAAACTGGCTGACGGACAATCTGCAAGAGTTCGCTTTGTTGAAGAACTTGATACAGATTCAGCAAACTACGATGAAAGTCGTGGTCTATCTGTGGTAATCGCAGAACACACTAATCCAAAGGATTACAAGCGTAAGGCAGTTTGTACAATTGACTCTGAGGGTCGTTGCTATGGTTGTGAAATGGGTCGTAAAGAACCAAAGGGCGGATGGCGTTCACGTCTTCGCTGGTATGGTAACGTCATCATTGATGATGGTACTGAAGCACCTTATGTGGCTGTATGGTCACAAGGTATTTCAAAGCAGTCTGCTTTCGGAAATCTCCGTGAGTATGCTATTGAGACTGGCTCTATCTCTAACCTAGAGTGGAAGATTAAGCGTAATGGTCAGGGAACTGAAACCAACTACACATTGCTTCCAACTAAGCCTGACACAGAACCATTCAAGTTCGATGGCATTGAGCCATTCAATCTTGAAAAGGTTGTTCGTGAAGTCGCTTATGCAGAGCAGGAGAATTTCTACTTCGGTTTTGATGCTCCATCTCTAACATCCAGCAACACTGACTGGTAAAAATAAATGTAATGGGGGTAGACGATTCGCTCTCTGCCCCCATTCTTCATCTCTAACTTAAGGAAAATTTTATATGAGTTATGCTGGACTGCACGTTCACACTCACTACTCGCTATTTGATGGAATAGCAACACCACAAGAATATGTGGACAGGGCAATCGAAATTGGAATGCCAGCCATCGCAATCACAGACCACGGTTCGCTATCTGGACATCGTGAAATGTATCGTACCGCTATTGAAAAGGGTATAAAACCAATTCTTGGTGTTGAAGGATATATTGCACAAGACCGCTTTGACCAGAGAGATAAAACAGAGCGTGAAGACACACCACTAAACCCTGTATACAATCACTTAATTATTCTTGCTAAGAATGAAAAAGGTCTAGAGAATCTAAACAAACTAAATGAGATTGCTTGGACTGAGGGTTTCTATAAGAAGCCTCGTATGGATTGGGAATCTCTAGAAAAATATAAAGAAGGACTTATCATTACTTCTGGATGTCTATCTGGTTTCTTGGCTAAGGCTATTGAAGCAGATGACCTTGCTGCTGCTAAAGAACATTTGCAGTGGGCTAAGAAAACATTTGGCGATGACTACTACATTGAAGTTATGCCACACAATCCACCAGAGATTAATAAAACTATTCTTGCTCTTGCAGATGAGTTTGGTATCAAGCCTATCGTTACTCCAGATTGTCACCACGCTAGTCCAGAACAGCGTGAGATTCAGGAACTTAAACTAATCCTAAATACTTATTCAAACAAAGTTCAGAAAGATGCAAACTTTGCTGGTACTCAAAAGTATGACAACCTTATGGATAAGTTAGATTACTTGTATGGGGCTGACCGTCAGATTACTTTTAGAGATTATGAAATTCATTTGCTTTCTGATGAAGAGATGCACAAGTCTATGGAATCGCAGGGTATTGTAAGACAAGATATGTATGATAATACTATTGAGATTATGAACAAGGTTGAAGATTACAATATCAAAGACCACTTAGACTTGCTACCAGCACAGTATCAGAATCCAGACCAAGAACTTTATGAACTTGCTATGGAGGGTTTGGTTGCTCGTGGTGTAGGTGCTGACCCTGCATATCACATTAGGGCTGAAGAAGAACTTCAAATCATTAAGGATAAAAACTTTGCTCCTTACTTCCTAGTTGTTCGTAACATGATTAACTGGGCTAAGAAAGAAGGCATTATGGTTGGTCCAGGACGTGGTTCGTCTGCTGGTTCTCTAGTTTGTTATGCGTTAGGGATTACTGATATTGACCCTATTGAGCATGGTCTTCTTTTCTTCCGTTTTATCAATCCAGAACGTAATGACTTTCCAGATATTGATACAGATATTCAAGATTCAAGACGTGAAGATGTCAAAGATTATCTAGTTAGACAGTATAGGCATGTTGCTTCTATTGCCACATTCCTTGAGTTCAAGGGTAAAGGTATGATTAGAGATATTGCTCGTGTGTTAAACATTCCACTACCAGATGTGAACAAGGTTCTCAAACTGGTTGATGACTGGGATGATTATTTAAGGTCTAAGTCTACTCAGGAGTTCCGTGAGAAGTATCCAGAGATTGAACTTTATGGTGAACAAATGCGTGGTCGTATTCGTGGTACTGGTATTCACGCTGCTGGTGTAGTTACTGCTAAAGAGCCTATCTTTAAGTATGCACCACTAGAGACTAGAACAACTCCAGGTAGCAAGGAACGTATTCCAGTAGTAGCAGTAGACATGGAAGAAGCAGAACGTATTGGTCTAATTAAGATTGATGCTTTGGGTCTTAAGACTTTATCTGTTATTCAGGATACTTTGGCTATCATTAAGGAACGTACTGGTACTGATGTTGACTTATATAAACTAGATATGAAAGATGCAAATGTATATCGCATGCTTTCTGATGGCTATACCAAGGGCGTATTCCAATGTGAAGCAACACCTTATACTAACTTGCTTGTTAAAATGGGTATCAAAAACTTTTCAGAACTTGCTGCTTCTAACGCTTTGGTTCGTCCAGGTGCTATGAATACAATTGGTAAAGATTATGTTGCTCGTAAACATGGTAAGCAAAATATTGATTACAAGCATGAAGTGTTAAAAGCATTCACACAAGAAACCTATGGATGTATTCTATATCAGGAACAGGTTATGCTTGCCTGTGTGGAACTTGGTGGAATGACAATGGCTGAAGCGGATAAGGTTCGTAAGATTATTGGTAAGAAGAAAGATGCTAAAGAATTTGATGTGTTCAAAGACAAGTTCGTTGCTGGTGCTTCTAGATTCTTAACTCCAAATGCTGCTCAAGACCTTTGGCATGACTTCGAAGCCCACGCTGGATACTCGTTTAACAAGTCTCACGCTGTGGCTTACTCAACAGTTTCTTACTGGACTGCATGGCTAAAGCACAATTATCCTATTGAGTTTATGTATTCATTGCTCAAGAATGAAAGTGATAAAGATGCTCGTACTGAATATTTGATTGAAGCAAAACGTATGGGTATTCCTGTTCGCTTGCCACACATCAACGAATCAGATGTTGATTTTAAAATCGAGGGTAAAGGAATTCGCTTTGGACTATCATCTATTAAGTTTATTAGTGATAACATTGCTAATAAGTATCTTGCCGCTAGACCTTTTGGTTCTTACAAAGAACTAGAAGAGTTTACATTTGGTAAGGGCAATGGTGTTAACAGTCGTGCATTACAGGCTCTACGCCTTGTAGGAGCCGCTACTTTTGAAGACCAACCTAGAAACGATGAAGAAGTTCGTGAGAACCTTTACGAGTATCTTAACCTACCAGAATTTAATACATCAATTCCACAACACTATCACGCATTCATTAATGACGTGGAAGAGTACGAAGAAAAGGGTGCATACATTCTAATGGGGATGATTAAGAACATCAAGCGTGGTGATGGCTGGTCAAGAGTAGAACTACTAGATAAAACTGGTAGCACTGGAATCTTTGATGAAGCAAACACAACTATTGAAGCAGGTAAGACCTATATAGTTCTTGCAAGTGATAATAGAATTGTTACTGCTATTCCAGCAGATGAAACTAAAGGTAATTTGTCTGGGCTAATTAAGATTCTTAACTATCGTCAGTTGCCATACAAAGATGATGAACTATTTGTAGTGTCATTTAAGCCAAGGGTAACTAAGGCTGGTAAAAAGATGGCTTCTCTCGTTCTGGCAGACACTAATCGTGATATGCACAGCGTAACAGTATTTCCAACAGCATTCCCAAGGGCTTACATGAAGATTGATGAAGGAAATGTGTATAAATTCTCTTTAGGTAAAACTAAAGATGGAACAACAATTATGGAAGATGTAGAAAATGTTTGATGAAGTAGCAAAAGAACTGCACGAAGCCGCAGTAGAAAAAGGTTTTTGGGGCATTGCCTATAACAATGATGACAAGGAATCCTTGGATATATTTATGACTAAACAACTAATGATGATTGTGTCAGAGGCGGTAGAGGTTATGGAAGCAATTCGAAAGTCCAAAGGACCAGAAGAAGTAGCAGATGAAATGGCTGACATTATTATTCGCACTCTTGACTTGTACGCAGGTCTCCGTGAGTTTGAGTATGTCAATGGTAGCCTTGACGATGCTTTTGAAAAGAAGACTGGCTACAATAAGTCTAGACCAGAAAGACATGGGGTTCGTTTCTAATGACAACTATCGAAGAAGCAATGGCAGCACTAGACCCACGCATTCGTAAGCGTTTGACTAATGGTGTTGGATTTAAAACAGAATATCAGGCTACCCCTAGTTTTGGACTTAACCGTGCACTTAATGGTGGACTACCTATGGGCAGACAGGTATTGGTTTGGGGAAGCAAGTCTTCTGCTAAGTCTTCACTTTGTCTACAGATGGTTGCTCTGGCTCAGGAAGAAGGCAAGTTGTGTGCTTGGATTGATGCAGAGATGGCTTACTCTGAAGACTGGGCTAAAAGACTTGGGGTAGACACAGATAAACTTATTGTGTCACAAGCCAGAACTATTAATGAGATGGTTGATGTGGGAACTAACCTAATGAACGCAGGGGTAGACTTGATTGTAATTGATTCAATTACATCACTGCTACCTGCTATCTATTTTGAAAAGGATACTGATGAACTTAAACAATTGGAAAATACTAAACAGATTGGTGCGGAGTCTAGAGATTTTAGTAACGCTTGGAAGATGCTTAATTATGCTAATAATAAAGTTAAGCCAACCCTTATGGTTCTTATTTCGCAATCTCGTAACAATATTTCTGCTATGTATACTAGTCAACAGCCTTCAGGCGGTCAGGCTACTAAGTTTTATTCATCAACGGTTATCAAGTTATTCTCTTCCGAATCAGACAATCAAGCAATTAAAGGCAAGATTGCAATTGGCGATAAACTCATTGAAGAAAAGATTGGTAGGAAAGTTCGTTGGGAGATTCAATTTAGCAAAACATCGCCAGCCTTCCAATCTGGAGAATACGATTTTTATTTCCGAGGCGATGTTGGCATTGATAGCATTGGTGATTTGGTTGATACTGCAGAGATGATGGGTATTGTAGAACGCACAGGTGCTTGGTATATCCTACCAGATGGAACTAAATTACAGGGTAGAGATAAGTTTGTGGCTCGTGTTCGTGAAGACTTGGACCTACAAGATGATATTAAGGCTAGGGTTGTTCGTGGGTAAATACACAGTCTACACAGGTAAGTTTCCTTGTCATACATGCAGGGTAGAAGTAAAATCTGTAAGAGTATATCCATCAGACAAATTAATAACTTGGATGTGTCCAGACAAACATTTAAATGAAGTTAGTTTAAAAAACAATAAGAAGAAAGACTATGAGCGAGAGAAGCGAGAGTAAGCGTATTGGTGCTAAACAGCACAAGAACTCTGGCAGGGGTACTCACAAGGGCGATGCTTCTTGGGAAGGGTTTACTGTTGACTTCAAAGAGGTTGGCAAGTCCTTTACCCTGAATAAAGATGTTTGGGCTAAGGCAACTACAGATGCTATTCGTAATAATAATAACCCAGCAATTGTAGTTGTCCTTGGCGATACTGGAATCAAAACAAGACTAGCAGTCATTGAGTTGTCTTTGCTAGAGATGATACTTGACCTATTACCACCTGATAGTGTATAATAGAACTATAACATTAAGGAAACAAAATGGAACAAACACAGACAACAATTGAACAGGTCAATGGTCTTACAGAGATTGCTGACTTTATGAATGATGAAGAACTGACTACTGCTCTTACCTTTATTGCTAAGGTAATTCTTAAGCCAGATATTCCCCTTAACGTTGCACAAGTAGAAATCGTTCGTTTGCAAGCAATTGCTGCGAAGATGTCTTTCAAAGCCACATGGCTTACTAACGTAGATAAAGGAGACAGAGCGAAAAAGAATATTTACTACACCGCTGCAGAGGCTATTAACAACCTCGTATCGGCTCTTAAATATATTACTCGCTAAATTATCATGGCTAAAAATTTATTGCAACAAGTGATGCTCAAGAAGATTGATGCGAATCCAAATTCAAAACCTTCATTCCTTGACAAAGAAGCATTGATTGAAAAGATTAACTCTGGTTATACTGTCAATCGTGTAGATAAGTTTCAAACAAAGAAAACATTTGCACCTAGCACAATAGCATTCTCTCATGGAGAATGTCCACGCTATTGGTATCTAGCCTTTGAGGGTGCAAACTTTACAGACAATGCTGATGCTTATGGCGGTGCGAACATGACTGCTGGTACAAAGGCACACGAAAGAATTCAAGCAGCAATGGGCAATGTCCCTGGTCTGCTTGTAGATTCGGAATTCAAGGTAACATACGACAGCCCACCAATTTTTGGCTATGGGGATGTTATTCTTAATTGGGAAGACCAAGAGTTACTTGGTGAGATTAAGACAATGCCGAATGAAGGATTTGAGTATCGCAAAAGTGCAGGTAAGCCAAAACTAGGGCATATGGTCCAGTTGCTTATTTACATGAAGATTCTTAATAGAAGCAAAGCAATCCTGATTTATGAAAACAAGAACAATCACGAACTGTTGATTTTTCCTGTAGAATTAAATCAGTATATGTACGAGTGGGTAGAGAACGCTTTTGAATGGATGAGGAATGTTCGAAAGGCTTGGGAAGATAAAACCCTGCCAGAGAAAAATTATCGTTCTAATTCAAAGATATGCAAGACATGCCCTATACAAGCGGCTTGTGCTTCTGCAGGTTCTGGAGAGATAAAAATTAAATCTCTGGAGCCTTTAAATGAAGAACAAACACTGTAATTGGTGCGATAAGCAATTTCAAACTAAACTATCTTATCAGATATACTGCTCTGCTGAATGCAGGGAACAAGCAACTAGAGAAAAGATTGCTGAAAAATATTTAAAGGATAAGGTAAAGAAGCGTGTTGGAAAAGTCAGACTTTGTAAATCTTGTAACAAACAATTGTCAATCTACACCGAGGAAACTATTTGTCAAAATTGCGAGGTAAATCCAGATGACGTTAAAGACACTCTTAAAGAGATTAAGGATATCCTAAATGGTAAAACTAAACTTGACTAAAAAACCAAAACGATTCTGTGCTATTGATGCCAGTACAAACAGCCTAGCGTTTGCCATCTTTGACGATAATAAAATTATTGCTTGTGGCAAGATTAAGTTTGAGGGCGTGTCTACCTATGACAAGGTTATGGATGCTGCTAAGAAAACAAAAGCCTTCTTTGATAAGTTTGATTTTGATACTATTATAATTGAACACACAGTCTTTATGAACAGTCCTAAGACTGCCGCTCAGTTGGCTATGGTTCAGGGAGCATTGCTTGGTGCTGCATCTATGGCTGGGGTAAAGAAGATTGGCTCAGTCTCACCTATGACATGGCAGAACTTTATTGGCAACAAGAAGATAACCAAAGAAGAAAAACACGAGATACAGAAAAAGAATCCAGGAAAATCTGTGTCTTGGTTTAAGAATGAAGAACGAAGTATTCGAAAACAAAGAACAATTAACTTTGTTAATATAAACTATGATAAGCAGTTAGACGATGACGATGTTGCAGATGCTTGTGCTATTGGTCATTGGGCTTTAAAAAATTGGGACAAGGCGTTTGGATACTGATGGCTAATAAATTTTATACCAATGAGGCATGGCTTCGCAAAAGATTCCATGTAGATAAAAAAACTCCAGAGCAAATTGCTTTAGAGTGTGGCACTAGCGTAGAAACAGTCTATGTTTATTTAGCCAAGTTTAAGTTAAGGAAGTCAAAAAGATGAAAAAAGTAAAATTAGTTAAACAAATTCAAACAAAATTTGACAAAGAAGATAGCCTAGAAATCGGCAATTTTACTATTGCTAAAGGTGATATCATTAAGATAGATGGGGAACATGGCGTAAAGTTTATGTTTGAAAGTCTTGTTACCAATACAGAAACTGGTAAAATTTGGGTGGACTGCTTTGAAATGCAAAAAGCAAAGCCTACCATATGGCGTTCTTTTACTCCAGACAGAATAAAAAGAATTCCAACAAAACGAGGAAGACCAAAGAAAAATGTCAATTGAAGAATTAACAGTTGAACATCTCGATGAGATGAACAAGGTTGTGGAGAAGTACCTCCAAGGTGAAGAACCTACCCAAATTTCTAAAGCACTTGCACTACCACGTCAAAAAGTTGTAGCCCACATTAATCAGTGGCGTGTAATGGCTTCTGACAATGCCGCTATTCGTGCTAGGGCAAAGGAAGCATTGGTTGGTGCAGACACACACTATAACAAACTAATTAGTAAAGCATACGAAGTTATGGATGATGCTACCACTGTTGCTAATCTTGGTGCCAAGACTGCCGCAATTAAACTTGTTATGGATATTGAAAGCAAACGTATAGACATGCTACAAAAGGCTGGTCTACTTGAGAATAAAGAACTGGCAGAAGAGATGCTAAACATTGAACACAAACAAGATGTACTTGTTGGTATTCTTAGAGATATTGCAAGTGAGTATCCACAGATTCGTGACGAGATTATGCGTAGGCTTTCGCAGGTATCAAAAGAGCAAGAGGTTATAACCATTGTCAATGTTCAATGATTTTCTTGAGGTACTAAAGAGCAACGTTTTTGCAGAGATACCAGTAGATGTTAAAACATTTGTTGAAGGTGAAGACTATTTGCAACAGCCACCACTATCTCAAATTCAGTATGACATTGTTGAAGCAATGTCACAAATTTATAGACTAGAAGAGGTTATAGAACTACTTGGTGAAGAAGAAGGTCGTAGATACTACAAAAAATATACAAAGAATGAAGTAATCCTACAACTTGGAAAAGGTTCTGGTAAGGATTTTGTTTCTACTGTCGCTTGTTCCTATATTGTTTATAAATTACTTTGTCTTAAAGACCCTGCTCGTTATTTTGGCAAACCTACTGGAGACGCTATTGATATTATCAACATTGCTGTTAACGCACAACAGGCTAAGAACGTTTTTTTTAAGGGTTTCAAAAACAAAATTGAGCGTTCACCTTGGTTCGCTGGTAAATATTATGCAAAAGTAGATAGCATTGAGTTTAATAATGCTATTACTGTTTATTCTGGACACTCAGAACGAGAGTCTCACGAAGGTCTAAACCTTATTCTGGCAGTGCTGGATGAAATTTCTGGTTTTGCTAATGAAGTTGGAACTGGAAATGACCAAGGAAAAACCGCAGACAACATCTATAAAGCCTTCCGTGCCTCCGTAGACAGTCGTTTTCCAGACTTAGGCAAAGTAGCACTACTTTCTTTTCCACGCTATCCTGGGGACTTTATTAGCCAAAGGTATGACTCAGTTATTGCCGAAAAAGAAGTGGTAATAAAGAAACATAAGTTTATTATGAATGCAGATTTGCCAGAAGACGCAGATGGAAATAGCCTAGATATTGAATGGGAAGAAGATAATATTTTGTCTTATAAATTTCCAGGAATGTTTGCTATTAAAAGACCTACATGGGTGGTAAATCCTACTCGTAAAATTGATGACTTTAAATTAGCGTTCTATACAGACCTGGGAGATGCCATGATGCGTTTTGCTTGTGTCCCCACCTACGCCTCTGACGCTTTCTTTAAGCAACAGGAAAAAGTTCGTGCTTGTATGACAATTGTAAACCCCATTGATTCTAATAAAAGTTTTATGGAATCATTTAAACCAGACCCAGATAAAAAATACTTTGTCCATGCTGACCTTGCACAACGCCACGACAAATGTGCTGTGGCTATTGCTCACGTTGAAAAATGGGTAAATGTGCAGGTAGTTAAAGATTATGCCCAAGTAATGCCTATCGTAGTGGTAGATGCAGTAGTATATTGGGAACCAAAAGTTGAAGGTCCTGTTAACCTTTCAGAGGTAAAGCAATGGATTCAGAACTTGAGGAGACTTGGATTTGATTTGGGTATGGTATCGTTTGACCGTTGGCAATCGTTTGATATTCAAAATGAACTGAAGTCTGTTGGTATAAAGACTGAAACTGTTTCTGTTGCCAAGAAGCATTATGAAGATATGGCTATGCTTGTTTACGAAGAGCGTCTTGCTATGCCAGCCATAGAGTTGCTGTTTGAAGAACTAACAGAATTAAAAATTATGAGGGGTAATCGTGTAGACCACCCTAGAAAGTCCTCTAAGGACCTTGCAGATGCTGTATGCGGTGCTATCTTTGGTGCTATCTCTCACACTGTAAAAGACATGAATCAGATGGTAGAAATACATACATTTCGTGACAGAAAACCAACAGAAGAAATGCATGAGTTTGACAAGCGTAATATCATTCAACGCAATAAACCAGAGCAAAAAGATTTAGATGCATACTTTAAACAGTTCAACATAAATATAATGTAGTGGTATAATAGTTTTGTTGGACATTCCCAACAAGGAGACTACAAATTAATAACAAAACCTCAAGATTTATACTAGCAATATTTTTAGCCTTTTTCTGTTTATTTTTTCCATCAACAGCCTCTGCAGAAACAAGGGCTGAATATGATGCAGTTGTAGCAGAAGCACAGGCTTTAGTTGATGCTACCAAAACCGCTTTGACAGTTGCTCAGGAAGCATACCAGACAGCCTTGAATGAAAAGGCTACAATAGATTCCATGGTAGAGTCAAACAAAACAGTTTTAGATAATGCAATCCTAGATGTTGAAAGCAAGCAATTGCTGGTAGATAAAGCACAAGTAGACTTAGATTTGGCTAAGGAAAATTACAACACAAAATTAATTTCAGACCCTAATTGGACTAGACCTGATAAAGAGGTCACACAAACTATTGACGTTCCATATACAGTTCAAGTTCCATATACGGAGTTAGTTCCAAGAACAGAACTTGTACCGAGAACAATCTTAGTTCCTAATACAAGGATGGAGTCTTATCTAGATTATGAGCCAGTTGAAGTCACAACTTTGGTTCCAGGTGGACTTACAGCAACTTCTTACAACAGACAAGGGTACAACAATGCTCCACCACTACCAACAGAAACAGAAACACCACTAGCAACTAAGAATGTTCCTAACATTGATTTCCAATGGGGCGGTGGCTTGGTCTTAAACTCTGGAAAAACTGAAGATGTTTTAGTAAAGTTTGAAGGTAACCTAATGGTTCCACAAGATGGATGGTATAGTTTTTACGCTCCAGGAGATGACGGAGTTAAGTTAACAATTGCTGGCATGAGCCTTATCAATGATTGGCGTGACAAAGGTGGAGGTGGCAGCACCTCACAAGAAGTATGGATTAGAGCAGGTGTTTTTTATCCAACCACACTATACTATTATGAAAATGGTGGTGGAGCATGGGTACAACTTTATTCAAAAATTTCTGGTGGTAATATGCAAATTGTTCCTGCATCATGGTTTGGAGAAAGAACAGTAACAGAGATAGTATATCAACCAGTTGTAAAGTACTACGAGGTAACTTATTACACAGAGGAAATTGTTTATGATGAGGTAATTGTGTATGATGAAATTACTTTATTTAGAGAAGAAATTAGATATAGAAAAGAAGATATCATCATTGTTGTTCCAGATGAGGATGCTAGTGCTCCACTAATCAATAACCCAGAACTACTGCTGGTTGTTGGTATAGCACAGACCAACTTAGATGAAAAACAATCTACTTTGTTATTTGCAATATCCGATAGAGATAAGTTGCAGCAAAACTACGAGTCTTCTTTGCTAGTTCAAACAGAAAAAGCAGGTATAATTGAAGTAACATCGCAGGGTGTAATAACAAAACAGGAGGAACTACTTGTCGCAGAACAAGAACTACAAGCCATTCCACCTTATGAAGAGCCAACACCTACACCTACGGAGACCGAGGAACCTGTTGAAAAGCCAACAGAAGTTATCCCAGAGCCGCTACCAGAGCCAGAGCCGCCAGTGTCCCCCGAACCCAATCAACCTGAGTTACCAGTAGATATAGCCACGGTAGACCCACAATCACTTTCAAATGAACAAGTAGCAGAACTTATATCTGTAGCAAATGAAATATTAAATAATTCCGAGCAAGGCTCACCAGAGTATGAAGAAGCCCTTGACGCTTTGTTTGTTGCTGCTCAGGCAGATGACATTGTAATCTCTGAAGAACTTGCAGCCATTCCAGGTGCAGCGGCTTTAGTTGGTGCAATTAACTTTATGGGTAACGTTGGTTCTGACATGTCTCCAAAGGTAAGAGAAGAATCTAAAAAGATTGTTGTAACAGCAGTTGTTGCTGTTGGAGCAGCAGTCAACGCAGCAACAGGAGCAGCATTATCTGCAGCAGCACCATCAGCGGCAGCATCTGCATCAGCAGGTGGCTCAGGTGGAACATCAAGTACAAGGAGGAAAGATTAATGAAGAATTTTTTAAATGACCTACTGGGTCAAGCATGGACACTCCTTGGTATGTTTGTAGCATGGCTGGTCCTTGAGGGTTCAGCAAAAGAAGTTGTAGGATATGCAATCTTTGGAACATCAGTTCTATGGATGATTACTTATCCACTTAGAAATCCAAAAGACAAGGAGGAAGATTAATGAAACTATTCGGTAATGTATTTATGCGTATCGTTGCTACGTTCGTTGCATCTGCACTTGGTGTAGTTGGTGCAGGAACAGTGGCAAGCGGTATAAGCGGAATTGATATCCCAGTTTGGTTTAGTGCTGTTATGGGTGGTATTTTGGCAGTAGCCAAGGTTGTAGAACTCCTAGCCCTAGCATTCCTTGAAGATGGCAAACTATCTCGTAATGAGATTAATGCTGCTTTCCGTCAGACTGTTGCTCTTAAAGATGTAAAAGAAGATGTAGAAACATCAAAGAAATAACTTGACAAACCTCTTTCAGTAGTTTATACTAGATATAGACCTGAAAGGGGTTTTTCTATGTCAATGACTTTTGACGAATGGCTACAACATGGCTTAACACAAGGCTGGATTGGTCCTGCTGTATGCAGTACACACGATGGCGTTCCTACCACTAGAGATGAAGATTTAGAGTGGGAAACTGGAGACCCATGTATCCATGTACTAAGACTATATGAAGATGAAGCAACCAAGTTGGCTGTTGAAGAAAATCATGCTCCGTCTGTATGGCGAGCAACAAACAGTGGTTACACTGTATAATTAAATAGTGATGGGCATTAACTCAGTTGGCAGAGTGTTCGACTGTTAATCGAAATGTCCCTGGTTCGAGCCCAGGATGCCCAGCAAAGCCACCTTAACTCAGCGGTAGAGTGCCATACTTGTAATATGGAGGTCAACAGTTCAAATCTGTTAGGTGGCTCTGATGAATGCTATAATAGTATTACTATGAGCAATCGTAGAATACATCTTGAAAGGAAGTATAATTATGACAGCAATTTATAAAGAACCATTCCCAGCAAAAACTCGTGGAGATGAATTCGGAAACCTAGCCCCTTATCGTGAGGGTAGACCACACAGAGGTCAGGACTGGAGTCCAAAGGAACTTTCACCAATTCCAGCAATCACTGATGGAACAGTTTTTCTTAATGAGTGGAGTGATGGTCTAGGTTGGTTTCTAGTTCATTCAGCAAAAGACGGACACTTCGTTTTATACGCTCACCTAGCAGAACAGTCACCATTGAAGAAAGACTCTAAAGTTAAACTTGGAGATATCATTGGTAAAGTTGGCGGTGGAAAGAAAACTCCATCAGGTAAATTCTCAACTGGAGCACACCTACACCTGAGCATTGGTAAGGCTAACAAGGCTTGGAGCAATCCAACAATTCACCTATCGGCATATGATGACTTGGTAGACCCACTAAAGCACATTCTAGCAAACTCAGGAAAGTAAAATGCCAGAATACACTTTTAAATGTCCAACATGTAATAAGATTGATAAAGATACCAGAACTTTTGAAGATGCTGCAAAAGAATTTTTATGCAAATCTTGTAATGCTCCAATGAATAAAGTATATTCTATTGGTGTTGTCAAGTTTAACGGTGGAGGATTTTACTCAAATGACAAATAGCCTAATTGAACAAATTGATAAGAAGTGGACACTATCAGCATTAGATAGATGTGATGCATGTGGCTCACAGGCTTATGTTCAAGCATTAGGAACAGCAGGGGATTTGCTTTTCTGTGCTCATCATTACGAGGGTATTCTAAGAAATGAAAAGGCACAGGAAGCAATGACCAAATTTGCTTATCAAATTATTGATGAGCGTGAACAATTGAGTGAGTAGTTATGGAATATTTTTTAGGGTCAGTAGTTACCTTAGTAAGCATTTTTATTACTGTTAAATTTATTAGACAGCCAAAAAATAAATTTATCAATAACTTTATTGTTCATAATCAATCAAGGCTGCACGATTTAACAAAATATATGCTTCCAGAAATTAAGTCAGAACCTATCAAAACACAGGCAACCGAATATTTTGATTCAAAGCATATTAAGGTTGTATATACCAGTAGCAGTGTTTATTGGATTCAGGACGGTGTCTTCTATACCGCTGATTTTATTAATGGAGAAGTTTTACAAGAAACTAAGAAAAAGGTTGACACAAGTACCATGAGTAAGGTAGAATTAGATAAGATAAGTTTTATCGTAGATATATTAGCAAAGGATGAAAAGAATGATAGTGGCAATTCAGGGAAGTAAGAACTTCAATGACTACAACGTATTCTTAAGAGCAATGGGGGTAGCCCTATCTAGCCTACCAGAAGGCGATACTGACATACTTTTTGCATCTGCTGGACCATTAAACATTAATAACATGGGCATGGAATTTACTAACATATCTGAACGCAGTCTAAAGGCTCGTGGAATTAACATTAAGTTAATTAAGGTTCCACCTACTTGGATTAAAAATAATATTAATAGCATTGGTTATTTTGCTTATTTTAGCAAACCAAAAGAACCACTATCTGAATTAGTAAACTTGGCTGAAGCCAAGGATATTGAGGTAGGGGTTTATCGTTACTAAACGAAAGGGTGATTATGTTAATTAAATCACTAGAAGAAATGGAAACAATTGTAGAAAACAATAAGTTTCTATCATGGGATGGCTGGACAGTTTTAGAACTGAAAAAGTCTGCAATGGCATGGTTAAAACCAAATGCTAAGTTTATTAAACACGAATGGTATACTGCTAATCGTTTTGATGTAAACGAGAGTGGCTGGAATATACCTGCTAGTTTGGTAAAGAAGAATGCCAAATGAAAATTGGAAAGATGAAGCCTTATGTAAAGGTGACGATGTTAATCTATTCTTTGATACTTATGAGCAAGATGTTGAAGTCAGAAAAGAAGTAGATTCTTTATGTTCTATTTGTCCAATGGCTCGTATATGTTTTGCAGTTGGGGTATCTCAAAAATCATATGGTGTTTGGGGTGGAGTTTACTTAGATAGAGGTAAAGTTTCCAGGGAATTTAATAAGCACAAAACCAAGCAAGACTGGACAGAAACATGGCAACACCTAACAACAGATAAGGAATTCTAATGTATACACCAGAGATGGCAACAGCATTTAAAGCAATAGTGCCACCAAAGAATTTTGGTCTCACTATCTATGACAATGATAATTTTGTTACGCTTGAAATTAATCCTAAAGATTTGGTTGATTTGCTTGACGAAGACAAGACAGCAGTGGTAAAATATATCAATGATGTCAAAAGTATTTTGGAAGAACTTGGAGCAATTGTGTTTATAGTTAGAGAGGCGTTAGAATCTAATGTGGATTAATATTTCAATTGGAGTGGTGGTAACAGTCGTACTATTCTACACAACCTATAGATTGCTTAGATATAGAATTGCTTTTCAAAATCTAGCAAACGAGTATCTTCAAAAGTTATCCGATAACGAACTTTTGCTTAAAGAAATAAACAGACTTAATCAGCAAATAAACAATAAAGAACTTGAAAATTCAGATGGTTTTTTAAAATTTGTTTCAGATTCTCGTGACTGGGCTTTTCAGTATATTGAACAGGTTCAAAAAGCACTTAATGAATTTGATGAAGAGGTTGCACCCCAACTTGAATGGGCTAATACCTTTGGTCAGGCTGCAGGTGACACAGTTCACACAGGAACAATGAAAAAGATTTCCGAGGCATACGATAAACTAAAATCAATATTGCCAGAGAATACCGAAACGCCTAATAACTAGGCACTAAACAAGGAGAAACAAAATGAGTACAACTCAACTAAAGGCTCTGTTCGCATCATATTTGCGTAGCATCCTATCCGCAGTGGCAGCACTATACTTGGCTGGCATTACAGACCCACAGACTCTTCTATGGTCTTTGGTTGCTGCATTGCTACCAGTTGCAACAAGAGCAGTAAATCCAAAGGACAAGGCATTTGGTATTGTTCCATCTGCTGAAGTTGTTGCAGAGGCTCTTAAGGATGTCAAGGTAACAAAGGCACCAGTTAAGAAGACTGTGACGGTCAAGAAGACGGTTACAAAGAAGTAATCTTAATAAATATTAAGGCGAGTCTAGAAATAGGCTCGTCTTTCTATATTTGGCAATATTTCTTTTACCTTTAATAATATCTCTAGGTATTCAAATAAATTTAAATAATTTTGTTTTAAAGATTCTTGAGAAAATTGATTATATCCAATTTTGTATGCACTTTCTTTCAAAGAACTATCGTCTTCCATAGCCATGTAAGAGTCTATTTTTTGTGCCAACTCAACTGGCGACCCTGCATAAGCAGTTATAGTTCTTCTTGTATTAAATGTTTTAATCTGAGTAGACCTGATAAGCCATTCTTTTGGTAGCACCTTGTCATTTGGAGAAATGTTGGTCATAATTACTGGCAAGCCACTAAGCAAAGCCTCGTTCATTGGTAAACATAATCCAGCAAACCTTCTTGGCAAAATTAAAGCATCAAATCCATCATACAAATCTGCTCTATTGACAACATTAAAATATTCTATTCTTGCCCTGGGGTCATTACAAATAAAGTTAGAACCAGTTTGAACCTTAAAAACAATTTCAAAATCTGACTCTGCATACTTTAACATTTCAATTACTGTATTTGTTCCATTTCTATCTTGTGTTGCTGCTTTTCCAACAACATGAAGCAAACGTCTATGTTTTTTAGATAAATTGTTTTGTCTAACTTTGTCAAACTGAGTGTGTTCTGTTGGTGGCGGCAAGTGAAGAACCTCACAGTGGTTTCCATATAATTCTTTAACTTCTTCTAAATACCAAAAACTTGGAGAGAGTAATACATCTGGCAAATGTGTTGGTTCCATGTGATGCAAAAATTCATAATTGAATTGTAATATTGTTTTTATTCCTCTATCCCTGGCAAATGGAACAACATTGTCAGAATAGAATAGTTCGCAAGAAATTACAACATCCAAATCGTTTAAAAATTCTAAAACTTCTTGTTCTTGTATCCAGCCTTCTGGATTTCCTAACTGAGTGTTATAGTCTTTATACCATTCTGGATGTGTTGCAAACTTGCCCTCATTCCAACTAGAAGAATCTACTAAAAATACTTTAGATGGATTAAGCATTTTTGCTAATTCTAAACATTGATTACCTAAACCAGTATCATCCATTCTTGCTATAAGACCTATTTTCATTCTGTTAGACCCCAAGCAATATCATCGCTAGTGAATTTTCTAGTTCCAGCACGACCATCTAAATGATAAGAGGATGCAACATCAACCCCATTGTTTGGATAATATATCCAAACTTTATTTACATTCCAATTATTGATAACAACATAACTGTAAAACCTATCTTCAATAAACTCTTTATCATGGGACTGTGCAAGCACCACGTCTCTATAATAAGACACTTTAGATATGTGTGGTCTTTGGCTCCATTGAATTGTTTTTAAAAAGTTTCCTTCTTTTTCTAACATCAAATAATCATGCTCTTCTGGAATTTCTTTCATAGGATGGAATCTAACTGTATTGCAGTTGTCTGTCTCTAACATGTCTAAACATTCTTGTATATTAATTTTGTTTTTAATGAGAGGGGTATCAGATTCAATATACAGAATAAGAGAAGTGTTAACTAAATCAATAGTCTCTTTCATCATAGTGGTTTGATGTTTATGTTCTGTAAAGATAATAGGCAATACGTTTGTCCACTCATGCAATGACTTCCAAAGAATTCTATTCTTATATTCGTCATATCTGTCTTTCCAAGTAAGTCTTTCATCTCTAAGACCATCTACTTGTAAAATAATTTCGCTGTCAGGAAAATAATGTCTAACACTATCCATGGTTTCTTCAAGAATACTGGTATCTGGATGACTTGGTATTACAGATGTTGGTATAATTATTGTTACATCTTTAGAGTTCATTATATTCCTTGACTATTTTAATAGCAAAATCTCTTTTAAATTTAATCCACCAAGACACGAGCAAATGCATATTTTGTGGATAATCTTTTAATAAACTATCAACAATTTGTGGTAATTCATTCCAATTATTAGTCTTTGCTATATCTATTTTACCATCAAAAACAAAATCCCAGAAGTCAAAGTCTTGTTCTATGGCACTTTTAATGTCACCAATGGGCAAACAAAGCAACTCTATGGCTTCGTAGAACCTGAATGAATCAATTGTTACGTTTCCAGCAGGAGCAGGAGCAATCCTACCTTTAATGAATTTTTCATAATACTTTTTTGGCTCATAACCCTTCATAAAGCCATCTGTTAAATTAAATACACAGTTATCTATAGTGGGCAAAACTTCAGCCAATTCTTTTCTTCTACTATGATTTATTTGACCAGAGTAAAAGACATCATATTCTTTTTCTGCATATTCTGGCAGATTTGTTTTTAAAAATTCTGGTGCACCAAGAGGAAATTTATTATGTTTTTCATGTTTTAAAAATGGATATTGCATCCAAAACTTTATATCTCTGTGACTAATTTGATTATCTTGAAATTGTCCAGTTTCATTGGAAGTAACAAAAAGCATAACTCTATCTATTTTACTTAACTCATTATCAATCACATGCTCTTTTGTATAAAAATCTCCACCACATATAACAACAATAGCCTTATCGGTCTTTGGTAGGGACTGAACCCTAACTGTCTCTATGTTAGCCCTATTAAAAACTTCTTGCAAAAATGCAAAATCAGATTTTGTGTCTGGGTAATTATCACTTTTAGAGTATAGGTATGCTTTAATTTGACTCATAATAAAGATGAACCTCGTGTTGATAATCTAAAATTGTTTCGGTATACCCAAGTTGTTTAATCCAACCTCTAAGTTCACTAAGATACAAACCCCATTGATGAAACATAAACTCTGGATGTCCAGATAACCAAATCTTTGGTTTATATTGTTTTAACACTTCTTCGGCACCACGCAACACCTTAAATTCGCTTCCCTCTACATCTAGAGTGATAATTGTTGGTGGCTTTAATCCATAAAAAGAAACGCAGTCATCTATCTTTACTTGACCATACATGCTTCCCTCTAGATATAATTCTTTAAACCCATGTGCCGCTTCAATATTTTGATATGCTTCTGGTGGAAATTCATCTCTATATATTCTAATAAGTGAATTGTTTTCATCAGATGCAAAGCATGGAATAGTTGCTAATGGATTTTTTAAATTATTTGCTTCCCAGATTGCTGGCATGTGTGACCAAACTTTTGGGTTAGGTTCAAACAAAACTACTTCTGCACCCCAAATTTGACACAAGGCAGACATCTCTCCCTCTTCTGCACCAACATAATACACAACATCCCCATCTACAAGATTGTCGTGCATGGATTTTAGCCTTAGTTTCTCCCAACCATTTTCAGTATACCATTCTGGTCTATCTGCTCTGTGCTTTGGAATGGTAATTTCCCATTCGCCATTTAGAATGGCTTTAACCATTTCTGTCATTTGTTTTCCTCCATATAAAATTTAATTATTTCTTTCATGCTATCTTTCATAGTATGCTTTGATTCCCATCCAGTTTTTTCGTATAGCAAAGATGAGTTCATAAATTGTTTCTTAATTTCAAACCCATCACTTTCAACCATTTTATAATTGACTTCTTTGCCAATAGCATCTCTAACAATATTAAACACTTGAAGTGTGGAATATCTTTCCCCAGATGATATATTAAATGATGCAACATCATTAACTGTTTCTGCGTATGTTAGTATATTAGCATATGCTGAAACAACATCTTTCACATTTATATATTCTCTAACATCTCTACCATTATTTCTTATTGTAAATGATAAATTATCTTTATGTGCTTTTAAAATTCCAGGTATTAGTCTTTGAATGTTGTTATCTCCAGTGCCATAAATATTACAAGCACGAGTAGTTACAATAGGCATACTGTATGTATTTCTATATGAGTTACACATAATGTCTGTAATAGATTTAGAGGCATCGTATGGATATATTCCATTAAGGATATGGTCTTCAAAGTATTCGTCATTAGTTAGTTCTCCGTATGCTTTGTCGCTAGAAGCAACAATGATTGACTTACATTCTTTATATTCTCTCAATGATTCAAGCACGTTTAGAGTGCCAACAGCATTTGTATAGAAAGTATTGTACGGATATTTAATTGAATCATGTGCTTGAGTTTGTGCTGCAAGATGAATAAAATAGTCTGGTCTTGACTTTTCTATAAAGAAATCAACATCTGTTTTGTTATTGATATTTCCATATACCTTGTTAACATTCTTAGAAAGTTCTGTACGACTGTGTTCGTCTTTCAATAAAACAAACACATCCCAACCAAGAGATAAATAATGGTTTGAAAGGTGTGAACCCAAAAGTCCAGTAGCACCAGTGATTGCTATACTTTTCATTCTATGCCTAACTTGTTAACAATTGTTTCCCAGCGATGTGCGTAGGTGTGTTCATTTTTTGTTCTTTGATGTCCAGCAAAACGAATCTGTTCTCTCTCTTCATCATTATCTAAATAGTAATCAATTTTTTCTTTTAGTTTATCTAGATTACCATGTGGGTAAAATGCAATCTCTTTACCGTCTTCAAAAAATTGGTCAAGACCTGTGATGTCTGGGTAGATAGTAAATCCACCACGACCAGTAGACTCAAATAGTCTGTCGCTACTGTAATAAGGATATGAAAAATTAATGTTTAAACTATCTCCAATAGCAATCTTGCTGCGAGCATAAATTCTATTTAAAGCATCTCCTCTTACCGTTCCAGTTTCACCATCTGGACCAACATGTAAGAATCTATTTCCGTAAGTATATTTTAAAAATTCAATTAGTTGTGGTCTGTATGGATACTCTGGATGATATCCCTTGCTTCCAACAAAGATAACATCATAATCAAAGTTACTTGCATCGTAATCTGGGTGAACGTAAACCTCTTTATCGTAAACACCTGCTGGAAGATAGTGACCGATTACATCGGTTTCTTTGTTAAACCAATCAGCCATGAGTTTATCTGTTGCAAAAAAGTGACCAATCTTAGAATAAAAACCATCATTTTCTAAATCTACTTGTCTTTGCAATCCAAACCAAAGGTCTAAGTGATAGGTCATAGTTGGAATATTTGCTACCTTTAATAATTCTAATAGTCTTGTTAGGTCTAAGTCTCCTGGATTTGACCAACCATGCGTATGTACCCAAACAAACAAATCTGACCTCATTGCTTCAAATAAAATGTCTGATGTTTTTGCTCCCCAAACACCTTCTTGAAGTCTGATTACTTCGTGTCCTAGGGATTCTAATGATTTAGCGTGATGATTTTCGCTAGAGTAATCTACCTGAAAATTACCTAAAAATGCTATTCTAGCCAATGTGTTCCTGTCTGTTTGTTCACAATGTGATACTTACATTATACCAGATATATGCTATAATTTACTTGTACCTGCCAAAAGGGGGTACAAAATAACTCGCTTAAAAGGAGATGATACAAATGGTAATCTACACAGACCCATTCGCAGCACTTAGTCAGGAATTTGATAAGATGTTTGCACAACCAACAAGGGCTACATACCCACCCTACAACGTAATCCACTCAAAGGAAAAGAACGAATGGTATCTTGAGTTCGCTCTAGCAGGATTTGAGAAGGATGATGTAACCATCACAACAGATAAGAATGTTTTGACTGTTGCTGGTGAAACAAAAGAAGACAAAGAACTACCAGAGGATATCCGCTATGTTTATAAGGGCATTGCTGGTCGTAAGTTCACTCGTTCTTTTACTCTACCAGAATACGCTGAAGTCGCTAAGGCTGAATTGAAGCATGGTATTCTGACTATTGATTTAGTTATCAATGTTCCAGAGGAAAAGAAACCTAAGACTATTATTATTAAGTAAGTCGGAAGTCCTGGGTATGACAGTAAACTGCCCACCTAATAGATATGGTATAATAAGACAATGGAAAACTTACTAGCACAACTAAGAACGCTACTGGCAGATAACGTTGCCCTTAAATTTAAAGCACACGGATATCATTGGAATGTAGAAGGACATGATTTTTCACAATACCACAAATTTTTTCAGAAAATCTATGAGGACTATGATGCTGCAACAGACACTTATGCAGAATGGCTTCGCATATTGAAAGAGTATGCACCATACAGACTAACAGATTTCTTTGACATGTCAACAGTTCCAGAACCAGTAATTGTTGGTGAACCACAGGGTATGCTGCATGACCTATATCTTTCAATTGAGGCACATATAGAAGCCTTGGTGATTGCAGGTGGTGTTGCAACAGAAGCAAAACAATACGGATTAGCAAATTTCTTTGCTGACCGTCAAACAGCCTCGCAGAAATTCTGCTGGCAAATTCGTGTAAGTCACGAAATGGAAATGGAGATAGAAAACTAATGCCTTATTCAGTAGGAGCACAAAATTCAAATGGATGCTCAGGGTATCCAGTAGTAAAAGAAGGTGGCGAAGTAATGGGATGCCACAAGACAGAAGCAGATGCAACAGCACAGGTTCGTGCCCTGTATGCTGCTGAAGCAGACAAGGCTGATGGTCCTAACAGTGTTAATCCATCGTCTACCCCAAACCCAACATACCCAAATGTTGGAGTGAAGACACCAACATCTATGCGTGGTGGAAAGAAAGTTAAGATTCGTAAACCAAAGAATCAACCAGGAAATGGTTCAGATAGTTCTGGTGCAGTTTCTAGTGGTGGAACATCCATTAGTTCTATGTATAAGGCAGATACAATCGTTGAAGGAGATTATGTAATGGGGCTAACAACTGAAGGTGCAGTTGTTGGTCTTGTTGAGCATGTTATGACTGAGGGTGGAGTTTATGGTGTTGCAGGAACAGAATACGCTATTCAATCCACGCCAGAAAATCCAGCAATGGCTGTTAGAATTTATGAGTATGAAGAAGATGAAGACCAATGGTGTCCAACAGCATACTCAATCGGAATGCTAATGTCCGATGCACACAAAATTGCAGAACTTGATGTAGAGGTTCAAGAACCAATGGATGGTATGCCAGAAATGGACATGGAAGAAATGTATAAGGCTGATGGATATTCTCCAACTGCTGGAATGAAGTCTGCTGCTGCTCGTGCTATCCGTTGGAAAGAAGAAGGTAAAGCCACTGGTGCAGGAACTCCTGTAGGATGGGGTAGAGCAAGAGATATCGTAGCAGGACGCTCAATGTCTCTCAGCGTGGTCAAACGAATGTACTCTTTTTTCTCCAGACACGAGGTAGACAAAAAAGGCAAAGACTTTAACAATACAAGTAACCCAAGCAACGGTAGAATTATGTGGGACGCTTGGGGCGGTGACGCTGGATTCTCTTGGAGTCGTGGCATTGCAACTAGAGAAGCAGATAAGGCTTTGTTTGCTGATTTTGGTAAAGATTATTCTAGAGATGAAATGTCCGTATCTAAGGGTGGTAGCGTTGGTAGCATGGTTTCTTGGAATTCTTCTGGCGGTACAGCAACAGGAAAGATTGTTAGAATTATTAGAAATGGTAAGTACAATGTTCCTAACTCAGACTTTGCAGTAACAGGAACACCAGAAGACCCTGCCGCAGTTGTCAGAGTATATAAAGATGGTAAACCAACAGACACACTTGTTGGACATAAACTTAAGACTCTTAGAGGATAGGTAATGAAGGAACTAATTCATTTTAGTGCTACATGGTGTCAACCATGCAAACAAATGCAGCCAGTATTAGATAAGTTTCTTAGTGATAACCCAGACATTGTTTATACTAAGTATGATGCTGATGAAAATGTAAGCGTTTTCCAGGAACATGAGGTTAGGGGAGTCCCTGCTTTTATTGGCAAGGTAGATGGCAAGGAAACTTTTCACAAGGGGGCAGCCACCGAAGCCAGACTTTCCTCACTATTTGCTTGACAAATACCGCCATATACGGTAAAATATATATATGAGTAAACCAGATTGGGCTACACGCCTACAACGCACATTTAAACGTAAATACGACAAGGGCTATGAAGATGGCTATAACAAGGGCTGGGGTGAAGGCTTTGAAACTGGCAGGAAGAAAGCAATTGCAGAACAACGTAAAGTAATTATTGCTGCTCTTCAAAAAGATATCAATAAAAATAAACAGCATTACAGCACAGGAGTTCTTGCAGGTCTTAATGCATCCATTAGTCTAATTAGGAAAGTAAAGTAATGATTAAGTCAGTTAAAATTGGTCCACAAAAGTTTGACGTTGTTGAACGTGATTCTAGAGAAGATGGTATGCTCAATGATGGTGCCTATGGCTATACCATGGATGGCAAGAACCTTATTGTAATTGCATCTGGTTTGGGTAATGGTAAGCAACAAGTTACACTGCTACACGAAATTCTACATGCTGTTCGTATGAGTTACGATGGTATGTCTAGACCAACTAAAGAAGACGACTTTGAATCATGGGAGCATTACTTTATCGCCATGTATGAAATTGGATTACTAGCGGTACTTAAAGATAATCCAAAACTAGTAGAATGGTTAACTAATGACAAAACAACAAATAAGTAATGATGGCATGGTATGGTTGATAATCATATCTGGTATTTTTATTGTTGCAACAGTTATTACAATGATTGTACAAGCAAACTTACCTAAAGAAAACTGTTGGGATAAGTATCCTAACAATGAAAATCAAGCAATAATTAACTGCGAGGAGCACTAATGGAACACAGTATATTAGATGTAGTATTTGGCGTTGACCATATCATTGCTGAATTCTTTTGGAATGCAGTATTTGCAGTGATTGTTTATGCATTCTCAAAGGCAAGAACGTTACGCAAGATTCACAAGTATGTGGACAGTAAACATAGCATAGAACACGAGGAGTACTAATGCACAAAGAAACAGAATTAACTTTGCCAGTCATTGAAAAAATGATGGAACAGACACCATTTGAAAAGGCTGTATCAAGTAAATATATCGAAGCAGAAAATTTACTGCTTAGTAAGCATAGAGACTATGGACCAAAGAATATTTCTGGTAGTCCAGGGGGAGCAATAAATGGACTTAGGGTACGGATACACGACAAGTTGGCTCGCATTAACAATCTTTATGATTCTGGTGCTACCCCCGAAAATGAAAGTCTTAGGGATTCTTTTATTGATATGGCAAATTACGCACTTATCGCACTATTAGTTCTTGATGGAGAGTGGGATAATGATTAAAGCCCCAGAAGATATAATCATTATTAAGTTAGATAAAAAAAATACAGAGCCAGAAAAGTCTGCCAGCGGTCTTCTTATCATTCAAAGTGAGGCAGACAAGCCAAAAAACATTGGCGTTGCTTTTGCTGTAGGCGAGGGTAGACAATTAAAGAGTGGTGTCCGTGTACCAATGGATGTAAAAGTAGGAGACAGAATCATGTTTAATCCTAATAATGTTATGAAGTTTAAACATGATGGGGATGACTATCTATCTTTATACAGTGCCAGCGTTCTTGCAATACTAGGAGATGAAGATGAAGACGGTTCTAGTGATACCGTGGAAGTCAACTCCTAGCAGAGAAAGACCTTTACAAGCAGTACTTGATTGGTATAAAATTAATCTACCAGACATTGAGATTATTTTTGCTAATGCTTCTGAAGATATCTGGCTTCCTAGTGCTAGTCGTAATATAGGGGTAAAAAGGGCACAGGAGGCTTGTGCAGACGTTATTATTATTAATGACGCTGATACTATACCCGAAATTGAATCATTGCTAGAAGCCATTGAAACCTGTCAAAAAGATAAATTAATTCATTTACCATACAGATATTGTAAATACTACACTATGGTGGAAAGTGAAAAATATTATGATGGCACAGATATCAATTTATTAAAACGCTCCCTACATGATTCTAATGGTGGTGTTTGGGTATTTACACCAGAAACTTGGTGGAGTGTTGGTGGTATGGATGAAAAGTTTCAGCAATGGGGCAAAGAAGATACAGCACTAGAGATAGCACACACAGTTATCAAAAATAGTAAGTTTATTAGGCATGATGGATTCATTTATTGTTTTGGTCATGTTAAACAGATTCAGGACAATGGCTATGAGCAGAGTAATGTTCGTAATACAGAACTTTATAAACAATATTTAAATACTTTTACTCCAGAAGATATGTTGAACTTAGTTAAACAGGTTAAACATAAATAGGAGTTATACTTGTAATATGAATTGTTCATTGTGCCAGGAACTTTTAGTTCCAGTTGTTTACGGATTTCCAACTTACGAGCAGATAATGTCTGCCAAAGAAGACAAGATTGTTTTAGGCGGATTGCCTAGACCTCTTGCCCCTACTCATTTTTGTATTGCTTGCCAGGAAGAGTATCGTTTGGATGGGGACATTCGCACACCCAAGTTTTCTCATAATAAGTAATAATCTTTTTACAGTTCCAATGATGTCCAGTCATGCAAAACCCACAAATTCTAATTTCCAATTTGATGCTCAACAATGTGTGACAGTTTAATTAGGTATCCTTTAGATGGGTTTGGTTCAATATTGCATTTAATGGCTCTGCCACTCTTCTCTACAACAGCCTTCAAATCTTCGGTGGTAGTTATGACAACCATGTTCTCAAGAACAAACGCATAGTGAGTAGCCTTAGATACACTAAGACCAGATGGTTTCCAAGATTGAGAAGCATTATACCAACATTCAGTTTCAATGTATAGGTTGCCTGTTTCTTTCCAACGCTTATCACGCTTCACCTCTACTGTCTCAATGGACAGGATGTTTGCTACTGTTGCTTCGCCTTGCTGACCAAACTTTAGGTCAATGTCAAAGTCGCTATTTGCTGGCATATCAAACCCTAACTAGTTTGCGTTTGATTGAGTCAAACCTGAGTGGATGCTTCTTAGAAGCCTTACCATTCTGTCTATTGCTGTTTCTTGCACCTTTTGCTTTAGCCATTATATATCCTCCTTCACCAACATCAATGCTGTTATGATTACGGTAACAATAGCGGTAAAGAATTCAAGACCAAGCACCAGCCCTGATTTGTAATTAAAAGCAGAGAATATAATAAGTAATACTATTTGAGATAAAGCAAAGAGTGTTCCCCATGTAATTAAGAATGCTAATCGTAATCTAGCCATTAGAACCAACTCCATTCATTTTCTTCATTATCTTCTAAATCCCTAAAAGCCTGAAGTAATTTTTGAGTTTTTCGGACATGGTATCCCATTTGGATAATGTCTAGACCAGTAACCTCTACTTCATCGCTATCGTCTAGCGTAACCACATAGGTGCGGTCAGGGTCAATTACAAATCGTGTTTTATTCGGCATAGAATTATTATAGCACTAACTAAGAAATTGTCCAGAACTTTTTCATATCTGGAACATCGTTAGGATGGATAGCCTTGATGCCAGCCTTTGAATAGGCAGACCTTGCTCCAGCATTATCATCAATGGCTAGAGTTGCTTCTTTTAATTTTTCAGCAGTTTCTGCTTTCCATTTATTTGATTCTTTATATGAATAAGGATTCATCAATAAAGAGTTGTACTTTACTCCAGCAGCCTTGAGTGCATCTACAGTCTCAGAACGCTGACTTCTTTCTCTACCTGTAACTATAACTACCCTAGTTTTAAGTGAATTTATATAATCAATCGTCTTTTGGATTGGTTGTGTCCCATTACGGAGTAGGGTATTATCAATGTCGCATATAATCATATATTCATTATACCAGCAAAAGTTCAGTTTGTAAAGGGTAAAATCGGGCGAAAATATGAGGTCTTAACGCTTGACAAGCAAGCGATTATCCTGTACAATTGATGTATAAGGTCCATTAAACGATAGGAACGTATGCAAACCTTTTTACCATATAAGCAGTTCGATAAGTCTGCACAAGCCCTAGATAATAAGCGATTAAATAAACAGATATTGGAGTCTTACCAGATTCTTAAGGTGTTGTCTAATGATGACCCGAAGGCTGCTTGGCGTAATCATCCTGCTGTTAAGATGTGGCGTAACCATGAGGGACAGTTGTGGCTATATACTATGGCTATGGTTGAGGAAGCAGATGTTCGTGGCATTAAGACTGACAAGAATGTTAGTAATCTTAATGAACTTAAGTCTTGGGCTGGTGATTTGTGGGGGTATGGAAAACCTAAGTGGTATACAAACCCATTTGCAATGGATAGATTAACTACTACACATAAGGCTAATCTATATACTAAGGATTCTATATACTATTTTGAGTTCTATGATTCATTGGCTACATCTAATCCTTGTTGCCCTGAGCGTAAAGAACCTTGTAAGTATTATTGGGTTACACATGACCCACTATTTAAGGAGAACCATGAAACTACTAAAAGTTTTCAGATGGCGAGTTAAGTTAGTTCAGCAAGGATATGATAAGGGCTGGGAGCATGGCTATGAAGCAGGTATGGTTGAGCAGAAGAACCAGATTATAGATTTGTTGTCTAGTCATATTGAGAAGATTGATTGGTTACAGGAAACACCGATAGAAGTGAAAGATATTTTACCTATCGTAAAGAGCCACGAAGAAGAGAAGGAGTTAGTTGGATGGGCAGAATAAAGGATATAGATGCAGAGATGCATGAGTTACCTGACTATGAGAAAGGTATTCAGTTTGAGAGAGAACGTATCATAAAGATACTTCAGGATGAGATAGGTATAGACTATCCACCAATTGATGACATTATCGAGTCTATCAAAAATTTCGGGGAATAAAAAGAACCATCGTAATCCCTAGTATAAAATACACCTAGTAGAAAGAATAACACATGAGCAGATATGTACACACATACAAATATAATAAACTCACACAAGGAACAAGAAAGTATAGTCCTATCAGAGTAAAGTTCTGGCTATGGGGCTTTGAATTTACCTATGAAACAAAGAAGTCTTTAGGTGGATTTGCTATCGCAGACAAACAAAATGTTCCTGATGTCAAGTCAGATGCATTCAAAAGAAAATATCCTAAAGCATAGTTATACACAGGAAATACCCTGAAAAAATACACACATCGTAAAGTTATCCACAGAGTTATCCACATGTTTATCCACAGATAAATCTTACTGATATAAACAGATATCATAGTGGAGCAAAGTGGAGAATAATTGTATGTGTAATTGAGCATATCTAACTATCCTCGTAATCATTTTTGCCAAACATCCTAGCCCCCTATGCCAAACACCCCCTATCATATTTTGTGCATTTTGTCAAGTATTTTAACGATATTGTTATAAAAAACATATCAAATATTAAATAAACAAACATAATATGTATAAAAATGTGCAAAAATTATATAGGTTCGTAATCCCATATCCGCCTATGTGTTTATACTTATACTAGGGGAAATGTGTATCAAGGGTTGTTTGTGTACCCTGGCTCTGCCAGCCCCTTCGGGGGTATATAAAAGAGTGTTCGTAATACCCCTATAGTAAATACACCTGATATAAACTCTGGGGATTTTTTTATGTCCTTCGTAATGTCAAATAAACTTATTTTATATACATAGACTTTGGGGAAAAATATTATACCTTCGTAATGTCTATTTATCAATAGCATGGCTATCATTGTTATGGGATTGTTATAATTTTTGCGCAAAAAAATATACCCCTGCATCTCTGCAAGGGCATATCTAATTAGTTAGTCGAACTTAGAATCTTGTTCAACAATGCTATCTAGGTTTTCTACGATAGCAGGTAGGTCAGACCATAGGTAATGGTAGAAGATACTTTCTATCTCACTAGCCAATACTTCCCACTGCTTATCTGTGAATGTGCGTGAGAAGAATGTCTCTACTTCTGAACGGTGAACTGTGTAATCTACTTTATTTTCCATAATACAATTATACTCCTACTACTGCTGATTGTCAAGGAAGATGTCATCTAATGTTACATAACCGTTATCTGTTTGCTCTAGGCTACCCAGCAATAAATCAAAGGTCTCATTGATAAACTTAGTAGACAGGGCTGTTGGCTTTACAATCTCATTGTCTAGCAGGTATGCCAGAGGAAGCCCTAAGTCATTATAGGAAATGAAGTCAGTAAAATTCTGGTCGTTACGATAGTTCATCCATAGTTCCGCTAGGATACTACATCTATCATCAAATGATGTTGCTGTCATTTTTATTTTCTCTTTCGTGTTTCATTGCTTCTAATACAATTAGTAATCTTCTATATGCTACATTTGATAAGGTCATTGCTAAATACCGTCCAGCAAATTCTAAATCAAATCTTAGGTCTGATATCCAATTACTAAGTATCTCAGCAAACTTTTCTTCTTTTGTTCTTGTTTGTCTTCTCATATTTATACTCCAATATTCTATTATACCAAAAATGTTGGGGAAGCACAAGTAGCAATATACCGCTCATGCTTCCCCTGGTAGTCAGACACAGAAACCCCTAACTGCTCTGACCATTAGTAGGGAGTGTTCTCAACCCACTAAGTCGTGAAGTTTACTTATACTATCTATCTCATATAGAGAGTCTTGACCTTCGATGTCTATACTATAGGGGTCAGGCAGGTCATTTAGGAAGTCGTTTATGTCCTTGCTGATTTCAAGGGCATACAGTTCGTCCCTAAAGTCCCACCAGTCAGTACCGTATTCTAGTTCACTACGGAACGCTCGTATCTTTGCAGTCTCGTTGATGTTACACTTATAAAGGATTCCTGTGTATACATGCGTAACCGCTTCTCCATCTAATATATATAAAGCAGGATTAAGAGTGATTACATCTTCCCATTGGTTGACACCATTCTCGTCATGTCCTAAATCTACAAACCAAACATTTATATCCCAATACTTTGTCATACGATTCGTTGCTCCAGTTCTTCTAGGGTTTCATTATTCCAACTAAGGTTATCATTATACCGCATCTGCTGTGAGATGTCAAGCACATTGTTGATAGCGTTTGTCCAGCCTTCTTCGTACCCTGCATCGTAGTCAGGGTTGTTGTTATACTTATTAATTTTATCTTCCATTAGTAGTTCCAATCTGTGTAGGTTCCATCGCCACCACATTGGTCGCAATCTTGGTCAGGTTCAGTCTCTTCATCATCTGGATTATAGCAGTCACATACGACAAACTTGCAGATGGTAATGCAAATGTCATCGCTGTCATCCCACGGTATTTCAGTAACATAATAACTAATCCTATTAGCCAAGTGATAACCTTGAACAAGATATACACCTTCATCACCATCTAACTCAGTCCATACGGTAGAGTTAGGTTGCTCACAAACAAATAGCACTTCATCACCATAGGTCTCAAATGATGTAGTGTCATCTTTAACTAAATGGTTTTTGATAGGCTTGTACTTATTTACCCATTCTTCATAGGTCATCTCACTCATCAGAACTCAATCTCGTAGTCATCAAACTCAACTGTGTATGAGTTGTTGCCATCCCATACCTTTATCTCGTTGGCAAGTTCAGCCACCTTATCGTGGATGTCATTGTCATCGTTAGGGTCTTCTATCTCAACTTCAAACTCTTGTGAATACCAAAAGCGAACTGTTGCTGTTATCTTTTCCATAGGGTTTACTCTCTCTCTTAGAAGTGGAAATCTACTGGCACTAAACAGTATACACTACGATAGGCTGTCTTGTCAATACCCAGTTTTTTTCTCAGGTATTCAGTCTTTACTGTGCAGTCGCCAGTGTCAAAGAAACCACTGTCCCAGTTCCAATAGCCACGCATAATCTTCAAAGCACTTGACAGGCTAGGAATGTTGGCTTCGTAAATCTCACCAAAATCAAGGGTATCTCCATTAGAATACTTAGTCATAACAGCATTGATAGTAGGAAAATCAAACTCAGAAAAGTATTCGTTGAACTGTGCCAACTGCTTTTGGTCAATCAAATCTAATGCTTCTAAGAATGAACAAGCATTGTCATCATTGTAGATAAGGACAGGAACATCTTCCCACCTGCCACCAACCTGATACCAATCAGACCAGCCACCAACAAAGCCCTCTGATGTTGCTTCGTGGTTCAGCCATTCACCTACTTCTTCCTGTGCTAAGGCTCTAAGTTCTTCGTCTGTGTATTCATCTTCTAAATCAAGTTCTAGTTCTGTTGCTAGGTATTGCATAGTATGCATGGGTTTACTCTTTCTCTAGGTTATATATCTATGATACAGGATACCCCTGACATTTGCAATAGTTCTGGGGAAAATGTTATGCTTTCGTAATCAACCAGGATGTTTACAGGTTTACATAATCATGGGGAAATTGTTATAGCATCGTAATACTACCCAATGTTTATTAGTTTACATAATTATTTTCTGCGCACAAAACCAGGGCAGTCAGATTGCTCCAACCACCCTGGTCCCCTATTATCCCTATATGTCAGCCAAAACATTTCTAGCAGTCTCAACAAACTCATTGAATTCGTCTTCACGCTTTAGTCTCATCTCTATTAGTTTCAATACTTCTAGAGTAGGCATTTGATTTATACCCTTGACTTTTTTGAAACCGTCAATCATGGACAAGACGATTTCTTTGTCAGTCATTTACTTCTACCACTTCTATCATTTGATAAAGGTCATTATACTTTACGCTGTTGTATAGAATTTCCAGTAGTTCGTGATGAGCATAGTGAACCATGTCTTCCATTGTTCGTGGTTCCAGAGTTTCGCCTTCTTCAAGTTCGCTTTCAAGATACTCTCGTTCATTCTCGGTGTATCCATCATCTTCAAACTCAAAGTCCATTGTGATTTGTGCTCTAAGCATTTTAGGCATACTTCTTCTCCTGCTTCTCCCAGTATTCGTCCTGAGCAATCATACTATCCAAATCGCTAATGCGACCTTCAATACAAGCAATAGCAAATCTGCTCAATGCTTTTGTGTGTAGTTCGTTTTCTAGTATTGCTAGTTCTTCTCTGTGTTGTTCCAACATAGTTTTTTCCAAGTCTTCTTCTCTTTCCTTATACATAGTTAGATAAATGTTTGCTTGTTCTGCTTCCCATTCATCGTGGGTAGGGCAGTAATCTTGATTGCCTTCGCAGATGTCGCAGAATGAATGGCAGTCAAAACTACCGTGATGTTTTGGACATTCTACTCTTTCGCAATCGCAATCACTCATTATCTTCTTCTTCTTCGTCTGCTTCTAGTTCTTCAACTTCAATAGAATAAACTCCGTCATAGTGTAGGTCATCTTCCCACTTCCAACCAATCGCTTCTGCTTCTGCTTCGCTATCTGCTTCTACTTCGTTGCTGAACTCAACAATGGTCTTTACATAGTATTTTGGCATTTGTTATCTTTCTGTTAGGGGGTGTTGTGTTTCTATTATAGGGGATACCACTGACATCTAGGACATCATAGACGCTTTTTCAAGCATCTCGTCATAGAGTATCTTGGAATTATCATAGGATAGTTTGTCTTCTAGGTTGCTCTTGATAGTTCTGAGCATTCGCAGATAGGACTGGAACTCAGGACCACTGGTATCGTGCCAACCACGCTCCGCACTGTCCCATAGTTGTCTCTCTAATGCTTCTATCCCCCAAGTGTAGAATTGCCTAGTCTGCCATTGTTCTAGGTCATTTCCGTCAGGGTAGATGTAAGGAGCATCTTCTTCATCATAAACAGGGGTAAGGATAATAGTTTCGTTTTCATTCATAAGTCAATTATACAGACTACCACTGACAAAAGCAATAGGCTTGGGGAAATCGTAACCCTTTCGTAATCAAGGTTTTTTGTTTATATAAACTATCTAAAATTTTGCGCACCGATTTGCCCACTTTGTCAAGTAGGAAATGGTGAGCAGTTTGAAATCTTGCTCAGGATTGTTTTACTATACGGAAGCCAAAACCAAGTTCATCAAACGGTTTTTCTCAGCGTTGATTACAGGGTCAAAGCCAGAAGCAGAAGCGTAAATACTTTCGTTGTTTGTGCCACGAGCATTACGATACCAGTCTAGGCGTTCTGTTAGAGCATTCATAGCACCCCAAGCAGTTCCAGCAATGGTGTTGTTGTATGTGCCAGTGTAGATAGATTGGATTAGTTCAATCTTATCAGACCACTTCTTCATAGAACCCTTGCTGTCCTTAGTTGGCATTGGATACGCTTTTAGAACAATGTCGTTGAATTGCTGATTTGTGATTTCAGTTTCAATCATAGACTTAGCAAGAATGTCAAACTCGTCTAGGTAGTGATTAGCCAAGCCCAACGCTTCACGAGCAACAGCAATTTTACCCTCTGCGGTTTGTGTGTGTCTAATCTTGAATGATTGCTTCAAACCCTTTTTACCTTTTAGAGAAGATAGAGCAAGGTTGAGAGTGTTAGCACATACAACACGAACAGGAGTAATAGACGCTTGGATAGCGATACTTCCATCGTGGCTTGTGTTTAGTAGCAGGTATGACTTGACAACATCAGACACGCCATTAGGGTCAAGGATAGTTTCACGCTCTAATGCGATTGAACCGAATACTTGTCTGCCACCCTTGATTGAACCAGCAGTTTCCCAACGACCGCCACCATCTAGCAGGTTATCACCAAAAGAAAACAAGTCTTCATTTTGTAATGGAACATAACGCTCACCAACGACACCAAGAATGTCTGTCTGCTCTGCGTTGAATGGATTAGTTCGTGATACGAATGAGTAGTTTCTATCGCTAGTGAAACCAGCAGGAACAACAACATCTTCAAGTCTGACATTCCAGTTGTCTAGGCTTGCGAGTGATAGCATTTCTGCGGTAGAAACTTCTTCATTGAATACAGTTCCTAGATTATGCCAAGCAGGTTGGCGGAGTGAAGCAAAACTAGCCTGACCAGTTGCTTCGTTGATTTCTAATTCGTGAGCCATAGGGACTACACCTTTCATTGTTGGATTTATTTGATAGTCAATTATCCCACGATTTCGGGGATTTGTCAAGTGTTTCGTAAAACAATTTTGCATTCTTTACCATTTCGTTACTTTTCGGGGCGCAGAAAAATCCCCCTGCTACTTTCGGGATTGTGTCCAGACTTCACAGGGGGATTGTAAGCAGTTTAGACACTTGCTTAGGTGTTTGGCTAACACAAGCCCTGTGATTTACCCTTACGGAACAGGGGGCTAGGGGAAGCCAATGGTTTATAGCAAATCAAGAACAGAGTTGTATGTGCTTGATGTGATTGTTTCCTGAGTGGTTAGTTTTAGAAGCGATAGTGTCTTCTCCAACTTTTCCTTTTTGTCCCTGTTCTGCCAAGTGTCAGGGTCGCTAGGCTTCTCTGGCTTTGTGCCAATCTTAGCAACGATTTCCTTGCCAACTGCGATAGAAACAGAACCACGATAATCGCTGTTGATAGAGATGTTGTCTTCTTGATTACCATAGTCGCTGTAATCAACAATAGACTTTTTGTTTTTGCTAACCAAGTCAATTAGGTCTGCTGTGAAAGAAACAATCTCTTTCTTGTATGCTGAAAGCAACTTTGGATAATCTGCTTCTGCCTTAGCAATTTCTGCTAACTTGTTCTCAATCATCTCTACTACTACTGATGTTGGGAGTTTTACGGATACGGAACGAGCCATAATGTTTTACTACTTTCTATTAGTGGGTTTTTGTATAATACAATTATACAGGATTTAGGGGGATTTGTAAATAGGCAGTTTAGACATTTGCCTAGATGTTATAGTTCTGTTATGAACTACTTGGCAGTTGTCCAGCGTGGCTGTCCAGCAACATCAAGTTTGATACGGACAGAGCCGTTTGCGTTCTTGATTACTTCCTGAACAGTGCCAACAACGCCAGACTTCTGGGTTGCGAACTGTGAGCCAACAGATGGAATGGTAAATGAATTAGCCATTTTTTGCTTCTTTCTACTTGTAGTTTTTCTCAACTTTTGTTGATAATACAAGTATAAGGCATAATCGGGGAAAAGTCAAGGGTATTCGTAAAAGATTTTTGTATCGTTATCATTTCGTTATCAAAATCGGGGCGCAGAATTTTAGTGAGCAGTTTATACACTTGCTCAGGTGTTAGGTATGTTATTATTCAGCAGTATTACCTCAATACCCTTTACTTGCCACTGCCTATTATGTTTTCTCCTTTTATCAAACATAAAAACTTTACCCAACTTTACCGCTTGGTGCGAGAGCAGTTTCAACACTTGCTCAGGTGCTTAGGCAGAAAAGAAAGGGAACTGCCTAAGATGTGATGTTCCAGTCATCTAATTCCCAGTGAGAGTTGTCTAGGTATTCTTCTGCTACTCCCAAAGGATTTTCGGTAATGCCAAAATCTTCTGCTAACTTATCAGTATCAAAACCGATAGGGACAGTAAAGGTTGCTTGAACTTTGAAAGTCAATTCCATTTCAACTTCTTCTGTTAGTGTAAAGCCAAAGATTTCTGCTATCTCTGTTGCTGTGTCAAAGTCAATCTGCGAATTGGTTAGGGCTTCTTTCAACCAGTCTTCAAGTGTTTCTGTGTTTCTGGTCATCATACCTAATGCTTGCCAAAGGTCTTTGTTTTCTGTTGTTAGTTTTTCTAGTTCTTGTTTTAGTGCTGATAATACAGGGTGGTTGCTTTCCATTGTTTTCTTCTTTCTTTTAGTGTATCTCTATTATAAACCTAACCACTGACATTGTGATTAGTCTTCGTCTTCTTCGTCATAGTCTTCACAGGTATCTCCACAGGCAGAGAAGCAAAGTTCGCATTCGTCTTCTTCTTGTTCTGCCCCTTGTGGAATAAGTGTTGTGAAGCCATCATTAGCATCTTCGTCTTCGCCTACGCTATGGACACCCTGAATAAACTTCAAGGCACAACTTTCGGCATACCACTTTTTTAGAGTGTCAAACATTTCTGCTGGTTTCATTTCACTTCTGGTTCTAATCTCGTCATACTGATACTCACGCATAAGTTCTACTTGCTTGTCATCCATAAGCACATAGATTTTGTGGCAGGTATCAAAAGCGATACCCTGAGCAAACTGAACTGACATCTCTACATCATCCCAATAATCTTCCATTGGTTTCCTTTCTTCTTTGTATTTCAATTATACAGGCTACCCCTGACATTTCGGGGATATTTAGCGTGTTTCGTAAATGTGTTATGAGTTTGTTATAAAAATCTGCGCACCCCGAAGGGTAGGAACTAAGCCCTAGCCTTATCCCATTCATACTGCTCAATAAAGTTCTTAGCAGATAACCAAGCACGATACATTATTTCGTCATCAGGGCTTCCCTGTATGTCCCAACGCAATAGTCTTCCTATTGTGTGTGAGTTTCTGTCTTCTAAGTCTGCTAATACTATTTCGTATGCTTTCTGTAATTCCATTATGCTTTCCTAACTATAATTACTTCTTCACAAGTTTCACACTCTAAGGCGTAGTCTGTTGGTTTTTCCCAACTAGAATACTTTGCGATTACTATGTCGTGGTCAAAGTGTTCTGCTAAATCCATTAGTATCCTGCTTTCTCTAAAATTGCTAATAGGGCTTCTGCTTCTTCTTCTGTTAGTTTTGCTATTGCTTCTTCGTTGATTACATTATCAAAGTTTATCATTTGTTTCCTTTCGTTAGAGTTCTATTATATTTGCTACCACTGACATTAGACTTCATCTTGCCATTTACCACAATTTTCACAAACTGCATCTCCAATACCCATGTTCCAAATCAAAGGCTCAAAGGAACAAGAATTACATTTATGATAAGACACTCCATACAACTCCATGTCTTTTTCAGACATCTCATCCCAATAGATTTTATGTGTTTTAGTTTCACACTCTTTACAATTTATACTAACTGACATCACTTAGCCACTCATCACAAACTGAACAAGCCCACTCTAAGTTTTCTGCTTGTGTAAAATCGTGGTCGTTCTTCTCAAACCACTCTGCGAAACTAGGTCTGTTCCAATCAGCACAACTGTCAAGGTAGTTGTAAAAGTGTTCGTCAAAACTTTCGTTATCTACAACAACCATACCTTCGCTATCGCCATAACTTCCGTCAAATGCTACATACAACATAGGGGTTCTCCTTCTTTATCTTATAATCCATTATCCCAGAAAATCAGGGAAAAGTCAAGGCTATTCGTAAATGAGTTATGGGTTTGTTATCAAAATCGCTGCGCAGCCTTTCGCCTACTATTGTAGGAAAAAGACTACTAAGATTATTAGTATTAGTGTGCCGATTATCTGTAATGTATTCATACTCAATTATCTCACGATTGTCTTAGTAAGTCAAGAGCCTTTTTGTGTTCCATGATGTCTGCACAATAGCGACACAAATCAGTTCCTTCCCAATTTTCGTCAATACATGCAACAGGGTCATTGTCATCTTCTACATTTTGACATGCAATCCAAGCCATTTTTACAACTCCACTTCTTCGTCATTGTGAGTAAAGTAATCATTAGAGCAGTCAATACACATACCCAGTTCTTCAGCGTGTATGTCTTTAGACATTAGTTCTCCACAGTTATCACAAGGCAGGGTATGAACAAAATCAAAATCAAAATAAGCACCCATTGGCTCATCGTGAGAGCCACGCCTAGCAGTTAGTTTCTTGTTTGGAATGTCAAGTGTCCAAGTGATAGTGAAATCTCCGTTGATAGTCAAAATACTATCAAGTTTATCAAGCGTAGTTTTAGCAGAGCCTTCCAAGTTTTGCCAAGTCATTCTTCTGCCCTTGATTAGAATAAAGTCATCTTCTGCAATCTCATTTAGTTTCTGCCACTCACCAATAACATAAGCGGTATCTTCTTTCTGCATCTCATAGCAATCGCCATAGCAGTATTCCATAGGCACAAACTCGCCTAGTTCTTCGTTGTAATCTTCGCAAGTGCAATCTGAAGATAGTGTTGCAATCATTACATCTAAGTTCTGTTCCATTAGGGTTTCCTTTTCTTTTGATAATACTATTTTACTTGATACCACTGACATTATGACAATCGCAAGAGCAACAATTACAATCACTAAAATTGTCATTACAGGTAGCGTGATAACCTAAATCACATCTAGGGGTAATGTAAATCATAGTCTTCCTTTCTTGATAATACTATTTTACACCTAACCACTGACATTGGCGGTATTTAGGGGGAGTTTCGTATGTATCGTAACATAAGCGTTACAATCGGGTGCGCAGCCCGAAGGCTACCGTTTATAGGTAATCGAAAACATCTCCGTCAAATCTGGATGTTTCTAGTTCTTCCATTAGTTGAAAAACATCTATTTCGCCATTGTGATACTGGTCAAATAGTTCTTGGGCTTCTTCCATTTATCTCTCCTTGTTTGATAATACTATTATAGAACTAACCACTGACATTGCAGGGGTCATCACATTCAGCGTCATGTTCGTGGTCACACACATAACAAACCATGAACTCATTTAGGTCTTCTGGGTCGTAGTCATCTAAACATTCTTTACAGGTATTAAGCATTTAGCACACTTTCTACGATGTAGTCTTCTAAACCAAAATACTTTACTAAGTCAATAGCAGGAACTCCGTCTTCGCCTGTCAAATCTGGCAGGGTATTTAGAATAATAGGTTGATTAGCATTATCTCCATTTACAAAGTCAAGAGCAAATACCATTTCTTCTGCCAACTCTCTAAGGTCAATACGATTACCATAAGTAGAGCGTAAGCCCTTACCAATAAAGATTTGATATATTTGTTCTTCTAGGGGATAACTCTCAATGCCTAGTAGATTTAGTTTAGTTGATTTAGCCATTAGTTATACTCCTTGATAGCCTTGATGATGTTTGATTTGCGACTACCCTTGCGAGTGGCAGGAGTAGCGACTAGGTGCTTATTTAGCAACAGACTTCTAAAAAGTTCTGCCGAGTGAGCGTTGCGAGTAGCCTGTGCTACTTTATTTAGTGGTGGCTTTCTTTTCTTCATAGTCCTATTATACATTACACCACTGACATTGTGGGGATTTGGGAAACATTTCATAACTATCGTAACTCAATTGTGACCTTTCGGGTGCGCAGAAAAATTGCCACCCCGAAGGGTAGCAATCAAAACCTAAAAAGGTTTGAGTGTGTCTATTGTTCTAGACAACTTGACGATAACATCTTTTTGGTTATCAACAATTTTCTTATACTGACTAAGCAAATAACTCTGCCAGAATAAATAACCAACTAGAATAACTCCAATAACTGCGAATACAATTTCCATTTATCTCTCCCAACAAGCGTCAAAAAACTTACCAGATAAAAATCTGTCGTTGTCATTTTTGAACATCTCAGCAAACTCATTTACTAAATCGCTAAAAATCTGCTCACCCTCTAAACCCAAACTTTCAAGAGCAGGTCTAAATGCTGAGAGTATGTCAGCAGTTTCAACATAGTCCTTGCGTGTCATCATTAGTTATCTTCCTTACCTGCGTTGATTAGGATTGTGATTAGTTCTTGGCGTTCTTCGGTTGATAATTCCAAAGCCAGTTCTAATGCGTGGCTTGTTCCGTGTCCAGTGTGATTGCGAGTTCTGATTGTTAGATTGAACCAGTTTTCACTTCCAAAACTAAAACCGCCAAAAGTGTATCTTTCATTTTTATTTTCCATTTTATTTTCCATTTCTTCTTGATGTTATTATTATACAACCTACCACTGACATTTAGAGTTGGTCAGCAGTATAGTCTTTTAGTTCTTCACGCCAATCGTCAGGGTCTTCACCCAGATAGTTCAGGGTATCCAAGTTTAGTGGCATTACGCCATCATAGTCTTTACAGGTATAGCAGATGTGGTCATCTATGCTAAATAGGGAGTAGCAAAATACGCAGATGTTTTTCATTTATTTCTCATTTCTTTTCTTGATAATACTATTATACCCCCTACCACCGACATTTGGCAATAGGCAATTTTCGGGGCGCAGGTCTGCGCACCCCGAAGGGTAATGAGTTAGCAATCTCCGAAGAGTTCACTCTCAACAGTAGACCAGTCATCTTCATACTCGTTCAGGTCTTGGTCGCCCTCATAGTCATCAGACTCGTAGTTATCGCTGTATAGTAGCATAGTTGCCTTTCTTGGTTGATAGAATAATTATACTTTGAACCACTGACATCGGGGAAAAACCAGGAGAAACGTAATTACCTTCGTAAATCGTTTCGGGGCGCAGGTTAGCGCAGAAAGTTGCGCAGAAATTTTGGTGCAATTATTTATTGTATAAAATAAATAACTACAACCAAAACTAAAACTACACAAATAAAAATCACTCTTCATCTTCCTGCTCTTGCAAGAAATCAATATATTCATCAACAGAAATTTGATACATGATTGGGTCGCAGTTTGCAAGAATTTGAGATGCATAAAAATCTGAGTATCCAATTTTGTAAGGTGGATAAAGTTCGTCTAGCATTTCGTCATGCATGGCTTCTAGTTCTTCTTGGCTGTGCTGTTCTCTAATGTCCATTAGTTTTGCTCCTCTGCTTGATAGTTGAAAAGATAATCTAAAAATTCTTCTAGTGCTTGACTTTGTAGTGTGTGAAAACTTAGCATTAGTTTTGCTCCTTGTTTTTGTCTAGTTGGTAAAGTGAACCTAGCGTATAGGCTTGGTCAAATATTTGTCTAAAGTTTACAACTTGATAAATGTCAATGCCAGCATCATCAGCATAAGATTTTACCTTATTCCAATAAGTCCAAAAGTCTTGCTCACGCTTGGCGTAAAACTTTTCCATATTATCCATTTTATTTTCCATTTCTTTAGATTTCAATTATACAACTAACCACTGACATTTATCCTAGCGGACACGCTTGGCTTCAGGGTGTTCAATTAGAAATAACATTAGGTCTAATTGGTGAATAGCAGAAATAACGGTTTCTCCGTTGCTAGTGTATTCAAATAGGGTGTATCTCTTGCTAGGGTTTTTGTGTAATCTCATTAGTTATCTTTCTTTTTAGTTAGTTCAATTATAGCGGATACCACTGACATCTTACCAGCGGTAAGCGTGTTCGTGTTCATTCACTAACTTTTCAAACTCTTCGCTTGTAGCGAACTCAATTACAGTTCCACACTTGGCACATTCGGCAGTATCTTTACTCAATTTATTTCTCATTTCTTTTTATCTACTTACAGTATAAACCTAACCACTGACATTTAGGCGGACAAACACACATTTTTATGCCTTTATAACAATAGTGTTATAAATGTTTTTCGGGCGTGTCGTTCGGGGCGCAGAAAATTTTGGGTAGTTAGCCCAAAACTTTTTTACTTTTACTTTTTGCGTGAGCGAATTATAAATACTAACGCTAAAATAAATGCTAAGATAAAAAACTGAACGCTTACAAATCCCCAAATACCAGACTGAACTTTATCAGTAGCGTCATCAGTAAATACTGATAAATAATTTAGAGTGTCAGAGATGAAGAAAGAAAAGATACCAGCAATCAACGCTGACATTACAATTCCAATTTTTAGAAAGTTTTTTTCCATTAGTTATTTTCCTTTTTGTCAGTTTTGATTTGAGAGATAAAGTCTTCTCTCATTGACTTTTGGATTTCTGCCAAAGCAATTTTCCAGTCTTCCATTATTTATTCTCCATCTTATTTACAATTTGAGCAATCAACGCTTTTTGCTTTTGAGTTAGTTGTCCAAAACATAGACCATAAGCATAGGCAACAGGATTTTCACCAGCAACGCCATCTTTTAGTCTTAGTTCGTTCATTAGTCTAAAAGTGTCAAAGTCTTTATCTAACATTTATTTTCCTATTCTTTTCTTACTTACAATTATACAGGATACCACTGACATTTATTCAGCAGTTTCCAATTCATCAGCATACATTTCAGCAATAAAGTCATACTCTTTTACTGCCTTGCTGATTTCCATTAGACCATCATACTCTTTACAAGTAGGGCAGATGTAAGCCCAAGTTTTAGTTCCGTCATAGACACAGATAATTCCAACCATTTTTTTTATTTCCTATTCTTTTTGTAGATTATTATTTAGTTATGCTTTTTAGTTTTGCGAACATTGCCATAAGTTCATCAAACTCACTTGCGAGCATTGTGTCGCTTTCAGCGATAGCCATTAGTTCTTTGTATCTTGCTTTGATTTCGTAGTTGGTCATTTGTTAGTCCTTTCTTTGACTACTATTACACTACCAGCGACCACTGACATTTAGGGGATGTTTAGGGGTGTGTTGCTATTTCGTTATCGAACTGTTATTTTTTGCCTAGTAGATACTTTACAAGGTTCTTTTCAGCAGTAGTTAGGGGGATACCTGCTCTGGCATACTTAGCAAGCATTATGGTTAGTTCTGTCTTTTTATCTTTCATAGTATTACTATACACTAGACCACTGACATTTAGGGGATGTTTAGGGGTGTGTTGCTATTATGTTATCTATTTGTTATACTTGGGGGCGCAGCCCGAAGGCTAGACCCTAGTAGTCAGAGTCATCAGCAAACCAATCATCACCGCCTATGTATGGCGAGTAAGCCACACCTGTAACCTCATCACGCCCACACTTGTGGTCTTTGCTGAATGGAAGAGAAACCCAGCCCTCGCAAGAGTCGCAGAAAATGTGCTTCATAGTTTTTACCTTTCGTTATAAGATAACCTTAGCAGAACTAACATACATTGTCAATAGCAACACACCTATCGTTATCATCTTGTTACATATCGGGGGGCGCAGAAAAATTGGGGTGTCTAGAGAGAATTGAACTCTCATTGCTTAGACCACAACTAAGCGTTCTACCATTGAACTATAGACACCATATTTTATTTAGTATTGTTATTGCGTGGTCTAAGTGAGTTACGCTCTCACACTCTTACAATCTAGTAGGTGCTTATCTGTTTTACCAGTGTAGCGTTCCTATCGCTGTTGTCGCTCTCTATGAGCCATTAGACCTTATTTAGTTATCAACTTTTATTTCTTATAGTATTACTATACACCTAACCACTGACATTTGACGCACCAACACACCTTTATTACATTTCGTTATCAATTAGTTATAATTGGGGGCGCAAAGGGTAGCGTGTAGGTACAAATGTATTTAACAAAGGGTAGCGTGTACCCTCTGTGTGCTCACTATAAGTGGTAGCGTGTACCCTACATATCATGTATCATACACATTAGCAAAATATTCAGATTTTGTTAAATATGATTTTAAAATATTTTTCAGATTTTGGCGGTATGTATGTTTACTGTCTTTTGACAAAGTATGAACCATAACTATCGTGTTTAACATACCAGTATGATTTACATTTGTTGCATTGCCAATCTTGTTTTGGATGAAAGTATTGTACATATGGTACTTTGCAGTGGTGTATTTTGTTTTCTGTGTCTCTAAATTTGATTTGGTGATGTAGATAAGCAAATATGCCTATAAATATTAATATAGATAACGATATGATAACGATTTCCATTATGGTAACCTAATTTCTGGGGTATTGCGAAGCAACCCATGCTTTATCAGCCACCAGTTAATAAGTTTATACGACACTTTACTCTGATTGGCTATATCCTTTGATGTCATCTTGGCTGCTATGCATGCTTCAAGATATTCTTTTGATTCGTAATGTTTGATGTACGGAACTTTTTCTTCCATAAGTCTCTCTCTTTCGGTAGATTTATAGTATATCATATTTTGGGGGTATCTGTGTTAGGAAGCATAGGTTCTAATCGCTCTATGGGGCATTTAAACCCCTATTTGACCTATCTGGCAACTTTGTTGCATACTGGGAGATATGAGGGTTTGGTGTCTCACATTTTTACCGTTTTAAAAAACTCAAAACACTCAAAAGATAGTGTATAATTATTTATATTATGACAATTACAGATTGGGCAGGTTTAACACTAACCGCATTATCTATCATCGCTATTATTATTGGCGGAATCAAATGGTTCATTACCGCAGAAATTAAAGTCCTATCAACCGAACTTAAAAATAATTTATCAGAACTCAAGCCTAATGGTGGGTCATCTATGAAAGACCAGGTATCACGACTAGAGGAAAAGTCTCATAAATTAGAAGATAAAATCGACAACCTTTATAACGTTCTTATAAACGAAGGTGTCAAAACTAACAAAACTAAAAAATCAGAAAATAACGAACTTTGATTATTATTATATAATATATAAACTATTAAGTAAATTATTATATTAATATATAGATATAGCCCTAAACCTTTATAGTTTAGAGGGTATCACACTTTTTGTGATTTGTCAAATGAAAATAAAAATCCCTACAAAATGATATAATTTATCATATAGAGCCAGTGTCTGATACTCTCTCTCATACCCACTTCAGGCACTGGTTCTTTATTTATAGTGTATAATGTTTATATGTCTTGTTCATCCTGTTCTTCTGATTCCGTGATTTCTATTGGAGCAGAACCCTCAAATATTAAATGGACCATTGTTCGTGGTGATGATGCATCTGCTACGTTTTATTGGTATGAGGATGATGGTGCTACCGCCAAAGATACCACAGGATGGACTTATTTGGCAAGTGCTTACAATGCTAAAACATCAACAAAATACACCCTGACGGTTGCATCTGCTGCAGGATATGTAACAGTTTCTATCCCAAATGCAACAAGTGCACAATGGGGTACTGGAAGTTCCAATATCGTTGCTGAACTCAAATTTGATTTACAAGTAACAATTTCATCTAAGAAATGGACACCAGTTATTGGAAATATAGTAGTATATTCTGATATCACAGGAAGTGCTCTTTAGTGACTACTTTTAGTATTATTCCAGACACCACGCAAAATTCAAATTTAAAAATTATTTCAAATACAACAAATGTCAAAGTAACTTCACCAAATACGGAATCAAAAGTAACAGTTGTTGACGGCTTACAAGTTTCAAATTTAAAAATTTTTTCATCAAATACATCGGCAAATGTTTCTATTGTTGGCTTTGGCGGTCCATCTGGAATAGTGGCTGCAAATAGTCCACTAGTTTATAATTCGGCAACAAAGACCTTATCATTAAATGCAATCGATGGCGGAAACATTTAACTTAAAGAACGAGAGAGAATGAAAGTAGCAGTATATACAATTGCTCTAAATGAAGAGCAATTTGTTAAAAGATGGTATGAATCAGCCAGGGATGCTGACTACTTATTAATAGCAGACACAGGTTCTACTGATAAAACTATCAAACTTGCAAAATCTTTGGGTATTAATGTTATCAATATTAATGTTGTTCCCTGGCGTTTTGACGATGCTCGTAATGCAGCACTCGCTGCTTTACCAAATGATATTGACTATTGCATAGCACTTGATATGGATGAGGTTTTGCAAACAGGTTGGAAAAATGAACTACAAAAAGCATTTGATGCTAAATACACAAGACCTAGATATCAATATACTTGGTCATGGCTTGAGGATGGAAAACCTGGGTTACAATACGGTGGAGATAAAATTCATTCTAGAAAAGATTATAGGTGGAAACATCCAGTTCACGAAGTATTGGGAACATCTACAATAGATGAAGTTCAAGGATGGATTGGGTTAGAAATTCATCATTATCCAGATAGTTCAAAATCTCGTGGACAGTATCTGCCTCTTCTTGCTTTATCGGTTAAAGAAGACCCGCACGATGATAGAAATGCTTTTTATTATGCTAGAGAATTATTTTTTAATGATTCTATTGAACAGGCTACCGAAGAATTTAAAAGATATTTAAATTTACCTACAGCGTTGTGGGGTGCTGAAAGAGGAAGAGCATATAGATATCTTGCACAATGTAATCCAAATGAAGCATTAGACTATTTAAATAAATCTTTATATGAAGATGCTTCTAGACGAGAAACATATGTAGATATTGCTTTATATTATTATAGATTAGAAGATTGGAAAAATGTTTTTGAGTTTTCAGAGAAAGCGTTAGCCATTAAAGATAAGCCATTAGACTATCTTTGTGAAGAGTTTGCTTGGAATGAGTTGCCTTATGATTTAGCAGCCATTTCAGCCTATAATTTACAGAATTTTGATTTAGCAAAAAGTTATGGTAAAATTGCTTTAGACTTGCAGCCAAACGATAAAAGATTGCAAAATAATTACAAACACTATTTAGAAAGTTAAATATGAAAATCGCAGTTTACACAATTGCACTTAATGAAGAAAAACACGTTGAACGTTGGTATAACTCCGTAAAGGATGCTGACTATATTCTTATTGCTGATACTGGTTCTACTGACCGTACCGTGGAAATTGCTAAATCACTTGGCATCAACGTATTTAATATCTCAATCAAACCTTGGAGATTTGACACATCCAGAAATACAGCCTTAGCCTTGTTACCAGCCGATATTGATATGTGTGTATCACTTGATATGGATGAAGTTCTTTCAGAAGGTTGGAGAGAAGCACTAGAACAGACAACTGGAAATCAAATTACTTATGTTTTTAATAACGAAAAAAACTTTATTAACAACAGAATTCATTCCAGACATGGTTTTATTTGGAAGTTTTTAATGCACGAAGGATTGCAACCAGACAGAACAGAAGTTGTTGAAGAGTTTTGTGCTGGAATAGAGGCAACCCACATACCTGACCTAGAAAAGTCTAGAGGTCAGTATCTAGAATTACTTAAAGATGCTTTAAATGAAAATCCAGAACTTGGCAGGTACTACAAATATTTGACTAATGCTTTGGTTGCTCAAGGCAACATGGAAGAAGCAGAAGAATACTATCTAAAAGTATTAGACATTCCTAATTTTACTATTGAAGATACTGCTCGTGTTTATAAAATTCTTTCAGAACTTATACCCGAAAAAACTGGAGAATATTTATTGCTATGCCTTCAAACAGCACCAAAAAGACGTGAACCACATTATTATATTGCAAAATGGTATGCAGAACATGAACGATGGGAAGAATGCTTGTCATGGTGTAATCAAGCACTCGCTATTACTGAAATAACTATGGATGTATTTAAAGATAATGATGCTTGGGGTGCACCAATGCAAGAAATACATCAAAAGGCTCTATGGTATACTAAGAATGAACAAAGGATTAAAGAATGAAAATTGCGGTATACACAATTGCCCTGAATGAAGAAAAATTTGTAGAGCGTTGGTATGAGTCTGCCAAAGACGCAGACTACCTACTAATTGCAGACACAGGCTCTACAGATAAGACTATTAGAATTGCTAAAAAACTTGGTATTAATGTTATAAAAATTTCTGTCAACCCTTGGCGTTTTGACGATGCTCGTAATGCAGCACTGGCTGCCTTGCCAGACGACATTGATTATTGTGTTTCTATGGATATGGACGAAACTCTTTCAGAAGGTTGGAGACCAGCATTAGAAAAAATGACTGGTACACAAATTGAACATATGTTTCATTTTACTTTTAGAGATAAAGAAGAGAAGCATCCAGAAAGTTCTTTTATTGCCTGTAGAGTTCATAAACGTCATGGCTATCGCTGGAAGTGGCTAGTACATGAAGCAATTGTTCCAGACAGAATTGATGCAGTTGTAGAGTTTTCCGATGACTTTATTATGGAGCATCACCCAGACCCAGACAAATCTCGTCAACAGTATGACAACATGATTGAAGATGCTTTTAATGAATATAAGATTGGCAGATACTATATTTACCATGCGATGCAATTAACTAGTTTTGGTAGACTTAATGAGTCTGCAGAAATTTGGAAAGGTTTCCTAAAACTTGATGAACCCATTACAACTTTTAACAAAGCATCCGCATATCGTTGGTTGGCTAAGTGTGAACCTAAAAAACAAAAAATATATTGGAGAAAATCACTTAAGACTATGAAAACAAGAGAGACCTATCTTGAACTAGCCATTTATCATTATAATAAAGAAAATTGGAAAAGGTGTGAATATTATGCAAGTAAAGCGTTAGATATTAAGGTTCAAGTGGATAGTCTTTTGCGTGGTAACTGGTCTTGGGGGTATTTGGGACATAACTTGCAACTAGCCGCTAGATACAATAAGAAACTGTTTAAATGGTCTAAATCTTATAAACAAAAGAAAAGAATTGTTTCTATTGGTTCCAGTATTACTCATAATTTTAAGTTATTTGAAGACTAGAATATGTTATAATTAAATTATGCCACAAGATATTAAAGCAAATTCTGCGTATAATACACAAATACCCTCAACAACAGATACAGCAAATATTCTTGCTGCTTTTATAAATTATCATTATGGAGTAACCAATGGCACCGCTCCAGAAGACAATGCACTTACTCCTGGTCTTGGTGTTGTTGGATTGTTAAATTTAAAAGCAAACTTAGCCTCACCAATTTTTACTGGAACAGTATATGCTCCAACAATTAAGCCAGCCGTATCTGCTAATACCTCTTTAAGTTTATCTACAAACAATGTCTCCGCTTCTGCTGGAAACATAACTTTAAATGCTGGTAACTCAACCTCAGCAGGTAATGGGGGAAGCATAACCTTAACATCGGGAACTTCCGCAAACTCTAATCCAGGAAATATAACATTAGCCGCTGGCTCTGGAACTGTTAATCTAACATCGACAACAGTTGCAGTTTCAGGAGGACTTACAGTTGGTGGAGGATACGGTTCTTCTGGTGTTACAATTACTAGTCTTGGAGCATTGTCACTAGACTCAACTCTAACTTCTGGTTCAAATATTGTTTCTGAAGGAAAAACTAGTTCAGTTACAGAGCAAGCCGCTGGTTTCTTTTTTGGTTCATCTGGACAGGTACAAGCAACTAGGGACAATGGAACACCAATTTATGCACATAGATATGGTTCAATAAGCGGTTCTCAAACTATGATTCAATTTGTCTATAAGGGAGTGCTTAGTGGAACAATTGCGACTACTTCTGCAGGTACTCCAGCATTTGTTGCCGCATCCGACTACAGAATAAAAACAAATATTACACCAATCACTGACGCTATCGAGCGTATGAAAAATGCTAAAGCATATACTTTTTATAAAAATATAGACCCAACCCATACTCTTCAAACAGGTTTTATTGCTCACGAATTAGCAAAAGTTCAATCAGATTTAGTTGTTGGTGAAAAAGATGGGGTAGACAAAGATGGAAACCCCATCTATCAAGAGGTTATGGAAACAAAACTTATACCAGTAATGGCACAAGCCATCAATGACTTAATAGGTCTAGTTGAAAAATTAACATCTAGAATTGAAGAACTAGAAACTAAGTAGTCTTTACAATCCTTACAAATCTTATTTGACTATTGCTGTAATCAGATAGATATTCAATAACCGTAGTTCCATAATAACTATTAGAGTTTACAATCTTACCCTTGCCAATATAAATACCAGAGTGATAGAAATTAGTAGAACCATTATAAGCAAATACAACAATGTCTCCTAGTTTTGGATTAGAAACTCTTTTGCCCACATGTGCTTGTTTGTTGGCGGAATGTGGAAGTTCAATCCCAAATTGTTTATATGTCCAAACAACCATTCCAGAACAATCCCATCCATATGGGGTAGAACCAGAAAACACATAAGGTGTTTTGTTTACACGATGAAATATTTTTATTAGAGTTTCTTTCATCTTGGCAGTATTGTTATTTAATTTAGCAGTGTGAACTAAATCAGTAGTTATATTTTTAGAATTAATTAATTTGGCTGTAGTGACCTTTGTTGGCGGCATTTCACTAGCACTGGCTTGAGGGGTAACACAACCAGTTAAAGTCAAACTTAAAATTCCTGTGGCGAGTAATCTTTTGATTTTTAAATTATTCATATTTTCCTCCTCAACGGAAAAACACCTTTTTGAAGGGTGTTCATATAAATTATACCACGATTTAACCTATTTGACAATAGTATATATGCTATAATTATGTTACTACATTCGAAAGGTGGCAAAATCATGTCTATTGATTTTAATTCATTACTTACCGTTGAAGAAAGAAAAGCGGTAGCAACTCAAAGAGTACAGCAGTTGGCAGTTGAAGCATATCAACTAAGTCTAAATTTAAAAGTACTTGAAATACAAGAAACACCAAATGAGCAAGCACTTACAGATATTGGCAATAACCTCAACTTGCTTGACCAGATGATTTCTATTTACAATCAAGAAATAGATTCTTTATCAAAAGAGGTAACTGAGTAACATGTCAACAACCATGCAGCAAAAAAGGGGAGTAGCCACCGACTGGACTACAAACAATCCCATTTTGCTTGCTGGTGAGATAGGTTTTGAAACTGACACCAATAAGTTTAAAATTGGTAATGGTTCTACTGCATGGAATAGTCTTAGTTATATTACCGTCACTGGTCCTACAGGACCAACAGGACCAACAGGTGCTACTGGTGCAGCCTCAACTGTCACTGGTCCTACTGGTGCTACTGGTCCTACAGGACCAACAGGGTCTGCAAGCACAGTAACTGGTCCTACAGGACCAACAGGGTCTGCAAGCACAGTAACTGGTCCTACAGGACCAACAGGTGCTACTGGTTCTGCTTCTACAGTTACAGGACCAACTGGTCCTACAGGACCAACAGGGTCTGCAAGCACAGTTACTGGTCCT